TGAGATCGAAGCTGGTGAAGCGGTACCGCAAATGCATCCCGGCATCAGGAAGCGCAAGGCGATCATTCCAGGCTTCGCTGCGATTGGCAGCAATGTTGCGCCCACCGCTGAGGGGAATGAGCAGCAAGATTCGGAAATACTGGAGCAACAGCGTGCGCGGTTAAGAGAGCAGCTACAGGGGATGGAATGAGCAGTCAAAGACATTTGCGCCAGGAGCTTGACGCTGCCGCGCTAAGGCTTCTTGGCAAGCACTTTCCGAAAGATTCGGCTGAAGGTGCGCCACCGCCTGATGAAGGCAATCAGATCAAGGCGTTCGATGCGGTGGTGCGCTATTTTGGTCCACGCACGAAATTCGGGGGCGATGACGACAAGCAGGAGCCCATCATTGAGCAACTCAGAAACAAACTCCACGGGCGTCGAGCGCCTCGCAGCAATTCCAATTCGTCCAACGGTGGTGGAAACTCCACCGAATTTCCAGGCTTCAACGATCCCGGCACCGGCAACTGAGCCGCCGCAGATCATTGTGCAAAAGCAGGAGATCAGCGATGCCATGTTGGCCGCTTTCTCGGCGCTCGGTTACGCGGTCTCGGCGCGATTCTTGGTATTTTTAAGTTTGGCTGGAGCCTTCGCGCTCGCGGTGATGGCGATGCAATGGCACGATGTCATGGCGCTGGCCGTGCTCGGCATCTATTGCGTTCTCACCGTACTACCGCTGGTCGGCCTAGAGGTGCGTTCCAAGCGGCCTCAATAACCGTTCACTCACCCATCCAAGGAGATTCAAGCCATGCCTAATGTTGGCGATCATGAAGAATTGCACGCCCATTTCTACGACACCGACAAGAAAGAAATGACACCCGATAGCGTCGATTGGTCGGTCACCAAAGGCAATGTCACGCTCAAAGGTTCACCTAGCACGCCTGAGAAAAAGGCTGAGGCTGAGATGACGACCGACGCGATTTTTAATGCGATAGGTCCATTTACCATTGAAGCGATAGGCCACTTCGGCCTTGGCACTTTCGCAGTCGCCACAAGTGGCATGATTGATCCGCCAAAGCCAGTACCGCAACCGGTTGCTGGTGAGATTACAGTTGGCAAACCGCCGCCCGCAGCCAAACCGGCTGCAGATCAGCCAGCGTCAAGCGATGAATCGCCACCTGAAGGGCGGCACGCGCGGCACCGGGGCTAATCATGCCGTGGAAACCTAAAGACGCATCACGATTCACAAGGCAGGCGACTACACCGAAGGCGAAGCGTGCGTTTGCGCACGCTTCCAATTCGGTGCTGGAGCGTACAGGCGATGAAGGGCGCGCGATTGCCGCTGGTAATGCGGCGGCACGCGCGTCTCGCGCCAAATCGCGCCGTGGCCGTAGAAGCACACGCAAGTAAGAGAGGCCACACGTAATGGTCGCACCTCAACTCGCCGCGTATGTCCAGGGGCAGGGCGCGGTCAGCGCCGACAATTTAAATTCGTTCGAACAAACCTGCGATAACTTCACGCAACTGCGCGGGCTTATCGGTCTGCCAGGGATGCAAGTGTTCACGCGCGGCGGCACGACTATTGCCGATGGCAAGCAGGGGCCGTTCTACTGGAGCCAAGGTATTTATATTGATGATGGTGTCAATGTCATCGTACCGATTGGCGCATCGTCAGGTGCGTGGATACGTTTGCAGTTGGTTGCATCTGTACAACCGTCAGGTGCCCCACTGCTTAGTGGCAAGAATCGACTGATAAATGGCGATCTGAGGCTTAATCAGTACGCTGGCCAGAGCCAGTTGACCCCGAATGCAACCGGATATGTCGCAGATCGCTGGTTTACCAGTCTCAGTCAAAGTGCAAAATTGATTTTCCAAACATCGCAAAATTCCAATTCCGCACCTTCGATCTATTGCGAGAATATCGAAAATTCAGGATCAGCTTACACACCACTTGCAAACGATGTGTTTACGTTTGCTCAGGCGGTGGAGGCAAATAACGTCAATGATATTCAGTTCGGGAGCGGCGGGGCAAAAGCACTAACGCTTTCGTTTTGGGCTTCTGCAGTTGTTCCTGGAACATATGCTGGCGCAATTCAAAATTACGCTGCGACACGCAGTTATGTGTTTACTTACAGTCTCCCAATCTCCAACACATGGACCTACATCGTCATAACTCTTCCGGGTGATGCAGGTGGTACATGGCAACTTGCTGGCAATGCCGGTTCGCTCAAAGTTATTTTTGATCTTGGGTCTGGTACAAATTTTTCTACCACCCCAGGAATATGGGTATCCGGAAGTTATCTCATCGCACCAGGAACGGTTAAGGTTGTCAGCAATATTCCTGCCGTTTTATCCCTGACCGACATTCAATTGGAGCTTGCACCACCGGGTGCAACGCCGTCCAATCCAATTGCCAGCCAATATGACCGGCGTCTCATTGCTACTGAATTTGCCAATTGCCAAAGATATTTTGAAACGTCATTCCCATACGGCACAACGCCCGGTGATGGAATTAGCGGATTGGTTACAATGCTTGGCACGGCTTACACTGCTAATATAATTGAATACGCTACGCGGTTCACTGTTCCGAAACGCGCAGCGCCAACAATGACGGGTTATCGCGGAAGTAACGCAGGCTCCGTAGGTTCTGGCTTATGGAATTATTATAACGCCGGTTGGCTTGCTGGCGCGGCCCCTTCAGCATTCCAATCAGATACTACCGGATTTTCACGCACAAATAATACATCCGCCGCTGTAACAGCTAACGGTTCAAATCTACTTGATGGAAATTGGACGGCATCAGCAGAATTATAGTCGCCAAATTTAGGAGATCAGCATGAAACTTGTCGGCGTAGGCGATCAGCATAAGCGTGATTTCTCATTCTTTGCCGATGGCGTGATCTTATCTGCTTCTGCGCCGCAGTTGATTTTGCCGGAACACACGTCGCGATCTGCGCTGTGGCTTCAAAATAGCTCCAGCGCAACCATGTGGTTCGGCATCGGCAGCGCACGCGCGACATGTACAATCGCTGGCGGCGCGGTCAATGCGGTCACCGTCGTCAACGGCGGTTTCGGGTTTACGCGCCCACCGATTGTGCAGTTCCTGGGCGGCGGCATTACGCCGGGCGGCGGCAATTTTACGCCCAACACATCGTATGTCGGGGCAGGCGGGCCGGGCTTTCCATCGCCGCAGCATCCGGCGCTGGCGCATTGCGTGCTAACTGGCGGCGTGGTGACCTCCATCGTGATTGACGATTCGGGCGTAGGTTATGTGAAGCCGCCTTATGTGTTCATCAGCAATGATCCGCTCGATCCCAACGGCTGCTTCGATCCGTCAAAGCCATCCGGCGCATCGGCGGGCTCTGGCTTTCAGCTTCCACCGGGAAATTCGTGGACCTTCGATTCCAGTGTCGTATTCACCGATCCCATTGCGGTGTTCTGCGCAACCATCAATTCTAGTTTTGCCTGCTGGTGGGCGACATGAGATCGTTCTTGCTCGCCAGCGTTGCCGTCATTGCGCTGTGCTGTTTTTTCCCGGCGCATGCGCACGCCCAGCAAGGTGGTGGCGGTGGCATCGGTACTGCGCCAGGAGCAGGTTCACCCGGTCATAGTGCGGTTTGGGTTGCGCCAGATATTTTGGGTGATAGCGGTTACGGTGTTGTCACTGTGGGCCGCAACCGGCTGATAAATGGCGATTTCAGGGTTTCGCAATATAACGGAACCAATTCCGTCACGCCCGCCGCTTCTGGTTATGTCATTGACCGTTGGTCTGCCGCTATTACCACCAGTGGTCATTTAAATTTTCAGCAATGGGCCATGGCTCCACCTGGGCCACCTTATTCAACCAACGCGTTTGTCGTCACCATAGTAACTCCAGCAACTGTAGCGGCGACAGACACTTGGAATTTTCAGCAACCCGTCGAAGCTCTCAATATAGGAGATAGCGGTTTCGGCGCGGCTGGCGCGCAATCTCTTTCGCTTTCATTTTGGGCTTATTCGAGTGTGGGCGGTACTTATGCCGGAGCAATAACCAATTACGCTTTCAATCGCAGTTATGTTTTTACTTTCAATTTAGCAGTCGCAACCTGGACAAGAATTGTGATTACTATTCCTGGCGATACGGCTGGCACTTGGGTAAACCAAGGCAATGCTGGGGCTATGCGATTATTTTTTGATCTTGGCGGCGGCTCAAGCAATGCCACTACGCCGGGTGTATGGACGGCAGGCTCATTTAATACCGCGCCAGGGGTAACGCAATTTGTCACTCAAGTGGCTAATAGCAAAATTTATTTTACAGATATTCAACTTGAACTCGCCCCGCCCGGCGCGACACCGGCTGCACCAGCCGCTACCCAATATGAGCGGCGGTCATTTGCGCACGAATTGCTGCTTTGCCAGCGATACTTTCAGACAAGCTATCCAATCGGAACCTTGCCCGCTGACGGAGCGAGCGGTTCAACAGTCGGCAACGCGGCGGCTTACACAACCGCTGCCGCGCGGGTGCTCACGCAATTTTCTCCGCCAATGCGGGCAACGCCGGGAATGGTCGCGTATCGCGGCACCAATGCAGGCACTAACGGTGTCTGGAATTTTTACTACCCCTCTACCACCTCATGGGTTGCAGGCACCGGCATGTCGTTGACCGCGAATGGCGCAGGCGGGTTCACGGGACAAGTGAATACCAACGCGGGAAACTTTACTCTCGGTTTAAGCTATCTGATCGACGGTGGCTGGGCTGCGAGCGCGGAGCTTTAAATGACCGCACCTCAACAGCAACCGCATTCGCAAGCGGAGATATGATGATGACCATCATTCATTTGCTTCTGGTGCTGATCATTTGGGGCGTAGTGCTGTGGATCATCTGGTGGGCGATCTCTCAGATACCGGCACCACCACCCGTGATGGTGGCGATCCGCGTGATTTTCGCGTTGATCGTGGCGCTGGTGGCGCTTGAGATATTGCTGCCGCTCACCGAGATCGACGGGCGCACATTGTTCCGATAGTTCCTCTTTCTAACGCTTAGGTTAAATCGTGCCGGGCCCCATTTCGGGGTCCGGCTTTTTTGCCGTTTACTGGCATTTCAAAAAGTCAATTGGACCTATTACGCAAATGTACTCGCGCAACGAAAGTGCTTGCTTTTCTTATCAAGCGGGACAGGCGTCATGGAAATGATGGTTAGGCATCCCATACCAAGGATTCCTCATCCTCAAGACGTGAAACTTGGGAACCGGCTACGCGAAGTGCGCGAGAGCCTCAATATCACCCAGGAGATTGTGGCGCGCGAAGCTGGGATCAGCCTGCAGCAAATTCAAAAGTACGAGCATGCGCAAAATCGCGTGTCTTGGTCGCGGCTCTGCGAGTTGGCGGCAGCACTTGATACCGATGTCATCACGCTCATTAAGCCTCTCATGAAGAAGAGGGGTCAATGAGATCATCAATTCTCTGCAGCATTACCGAGCGCCAGTGGGACGATCCCGCGCCGCGTACCACATCGCGAAGTTCGATCAAGATTTCGCGTGCTCTGGCGAAACGCATATCAACTGGATTGTCCTTGATGTTGAGGGGAGATGGGTCAAGCGCTCTGATCCGAGCAGAAACGCGCTTGACCCATTTGATAGCGTACTCGATTTGCAGACCGGTTTGCCGGTCATACTGATCGCGCCGACCTTGTTCCGATTTTAGAATTGCTTCCAGTTCTTCAATCGCGGTGTCTGCGATCTCCGCGCAATGATCGATGTCTGTCATAAGGTTCCTTGAAAGTGTTCATGCCGTGTCCACTGTAGGCACATCGCATTTTGAAATAAAGTTAAGAGTCGGATTGATTCATGATGGCAATGGTGCGCAGCATGAACACAAATCACAGAAGGAGAGGTAAGCATGAGTTCAATCATCGCTTTACTGACGGCGGCTGCGGCCAAGGCTATCGAAGCGGTTGGCAAGACAAAGGAAGTGTCACCGCCAAGGTTTGAAAAATTTGACGGCTACGATCCCAACAAGCTCGATGCACGTCCATTGATCTGGTCACTGGAGAACAAACCAGAAGAGTGGAGTTACCCAGGTCCGCGTCCGGACAATCACGCCCTCGCGTTCTATTTGCGGCATGAGCCGTCAAATCATCTCTTCAATATCAGTTGGCACGAAAATCTTTGCGGACTGGCCGCAGCAGAATGTTCTTGCCATGCGACCTCACACCAATTTCAGACCGGGCAAGCGCTTGAACTTTATGCGGCTGCAGTTGCGTGGGATAAAGAAATGATCCGCCGCCAGTTTGCGGAGCACTTCACTGGATAAATTTTGGCATGCAGTCTTGTGCCATCCCCATGGTCTGCCTCTGCATGCCAATAAGGTGCCGGTCAGGTTTAGCGCAGGAGTGTCCAGCCCTGGTTCGCTCCTGTAATAGTTGCCTGACCGGCATCGATTTTTGAATCGATCATGGCTTCTATCGATTATCTGGTTTGCACGCGTTGCGTTGATCAACCAAGTCCGGTCAAAGGATCAGTACGGGCGCGCTGTACGTCATGCGATCAGCCGGTGTGGGTTGCCCCTAAAAGTCCGAAGGGCATGCCAGTGATGTGCATGGATTGTGTCAAAGCGATGATGGAGTCACAGTGACACTTTCCATTGGGGGTCACATGGCCGACGACAAACAACTCATCATCACGCGCGCATTCGTGCCACAAGCATTGACGCATGCATGGCTTCAACATCTGCGCGACTTCGACACGCTTCATCCTGGCTGTCATTTTGAAATAATGCTGGAAGATTCCGGCCTCACAATGCGCGAGATGATCGACAAGATCACGCTCGATCCTGAGATGAATTTCATCTCATTCTTTCCACACAAGCAATCTCAGTAATCTGTGTACGGATAAATATAACCCCTACAAAGCTGGGGCTCTTGCGAGCTTGTCCAATAGGGCCATTAGCCCTATACTCGGGGGTCGGCAAATTGGGCCGATTTCACACATCGAAAGGACAACAATGCCTAATGCAATTTTAACCTGGACTCATGCCCTGGAGAAGATGGGAATGCAGCGTGTCGATGCGGAACGCGCTGCCGCCGAATTGTTGGAAGCGATGAACACGACCGCAGCAACGAAATCGGATTTGATCGCACTCAAGTTTGAACTCTATCGCGGCATGCTGGCGATAGGCGGCACGCTTTGCGCGTTGTTGTTTGCCGCGTTGCATATCTGGCCCCCACATCTTTGAGCCGTGAGTGCGTAGCTCCATGCCGGATAAACGATCATCCGGCATCGGGCGCGATCTTGCGCATCAACCGAAAGGACTAACGAGTGCAGAAAAAGATTTCATGGACGCCTGCGATGCTGGCGCGATTCAAGCTGGCTCTCGCTGACCATAAAGAGAATGACGTGATCGTGTTTGACGGCAACGAGTTTGTGGTCGCTTACGGGCGCTACCTTGTCGAATATCTGGAGGGTCAATTCCACGCGAGAGGCGATGCATGATGCCTGTCTGGAAGATGCTGCTGATCTTCATGGCTGGTATCATCGCTATGGTTATTTTCATCGATGTCTCTGCGCACCTAGTAATTCTGGCGGACAAGAATCTGTGGGGCGACAAGTGAAAATGCCGACTGGAGATCAGATCAAAGTGTTGCGTGAGTCCATCGGGCTCACGCAGCAGCAGCTTGGTGAAGAGCTTCGCCTGCCGCAACTCAATGCCGGGCGCACCGTGCGCAGGTGGGAGGCTGGCGACCGCCAGCCTTCCGGCACCGTGGTGATGATGCTCGAAATTCTAGCGAAGGCCGCACGCGTGAAAGCGCCGTGGCTATGACGCGAGAGATGGCGCGTCATAGCCGTGGCACTTAGGTCACGACAACAAGGGGAAGTACAATGAAGGGACTGAATCGAAGCGCGGTGCTGGCTGCGCTTCTTCTTGTGGGGGCGTGTGCCACCAACGTGGACATGGTGCCCACCAACGGTTCGCGCGCCGATGGTACGATTGATATGTCATTCCAATATGGAATTTTCCAAAAGCCGATAGTCGATACCGATAAGGCGATGGCCCAGGCTCAGGAGACTTGTCATGGCTGGGGCTACACGGGCGCGCGTCCGTTCGGTGGATCAAACCAAACGTGCCTTGTGCGCAACGGCTACGGCAATTGCCTGCGTGTTCAAGTCGATGTGCGCTTTCAATGCACAGGCTCACCCTCAACAGGTAACGGCAACTAAGTAGAAGCCGGTCACCGCCGTCCATGTGGAAAGGGCGGCGGTGACTTCAATAACTTTAATCTTAACAGTGAAAAAGGACGCTCATGAAATTCTCTTTTATGCTTTCAACTGCCGCCGTGCTGACGGCACTAGTGACACCGGCACATGCAGGATTTTTTAGTGGGAATGATCTTCTCAAGAATTGCACATCATCAATTCCACAAGAACAAAGCTGGTGTCTTGGGTATGTTTCAGGTGCAACCGACGCATTGCAAAGCGTTCGCGCTATGATGTTCGGACATGAAGATTTGTGTCCACAATATGGAACAGAAGTAAGCCAAGTCAAAGATGCTGTGGTGCTCTATCTTCAGAATCATCCTGCAGAACGCACCTTGGGCGGCGATACGATAGTCATTGAAGCAATTTCCACCAATTGGAAATGCAACACGCTTCCGGCAACAAAATAGCGGCGGCGGTGATCTCAACATCAACAGAGAGGACATTATGAGTTTCAAACCAGAAGTGATTGCAGACGACACCGGCCAGTGGCTTAGCAACGGCTTACGCTTTGCCACCAGGGAAGAGGCCGAAGCACAGGTGAAAGATTTGGAGTGGCGCTGGCATGCGGTGACTGACACCCGCGTGATCGAGTGTGACGATCCAGTGAGTCATCGCTTTGACTTCAAGTCGCGGGCCATCGAAACGGTGGAGCCGTGATTTACTTCCGCATGTTGCACCCCCACGTCGATCCGGAGGTGCTGGGCTTCATCCCGACCTTTGTCAGCGAGCTAGACCCGCGCCCCGCCCGCGAGCAATTCGATGAGCATTACGCCCATGGCGGGGGCTGGCATCTCATGCCGCACTGGGCCCTGATCGACGGGCCCGGCTATGTCATCAAGTACCCCGGCGACCGCCCGCTGCAGCCGCTGGCGCTCGCCAACTTCCGGCGCGAGACCATCTGCTTTTATGACGGTTCCTTTGTCGCGATTTTCCAAACGGACGGCAGCTTTGAGGTGGACCGCATGGATTGACCACCACCCCCAAAGGTAAGTGGACTAAATTACAGTAGTGTGAGTGTGAAACGGAACTTGATGCCCCGGTCAGAAAATGGCCGGGGTATTTTTTTGCGCAGCGTGATGTCTGGACAAAACCAACGGTCGAAACGCGTGATGTTTTGTCTGACATCACGCATGGGTGGGCGGCACACAGCGCCGGACGCGATGACAGATTATCAGCGAGAGGGGTGCGCGAGCGAACCTAACAGCACCCGGCTCGATCTTAACAGGGCCCCAGGAGGCCCTCCAAAGCCCGCTGATGGGTGTTTTGGGATGGGACCGACAGGCGCGCACCAGGATCGACTCACACCCGGCACCCCGGCCTCGAAATCAGAAAATTGGCTCGCCGGGTTATATACGGGTTATATTGGCTGGAATGTCGGGGGGGTCTGTTGGAACGATGTTGTTTAAGTCTTTGATTTTGTTTGGCTCCTCGGGTCCGGATCGAACGGACGGCCAACCGGTTAACAGGCGTTTGCGTGTGTGCTGAAGGCACACTATAATGCGCAACAGAAACTAAGGAAAAACTCATCTAAGGCAACAAAATCAATAGTTCCATGAATTGTTTGGACTTGAGATGCTGTCGCCTTTGTACTGCCTGATAACACCTGATTTTCTCAAACGGGGTTATATACGGGTTATATAATCCGACTGATTTTGACTTCTCACCAACCAGCAAAGGACGCGAAAAATGGCTCAAGTTTTGGACAAGGAATTTCTCAAGACCGTCAAATGCCCGACGGACAAGGCCCAGCAAATTTATGCGGATTCCGACTACACCAATCTCATTTTGGTGGTGGCCAAGTCGGGCAAGAAAACGTGGCATTACAAGTACCGGCTTCCCACCGATAAGACGAAAACCCGCCTGCCGAAGATCGGCACCACGCTCGAATACAAGACGCGGGAAATCGTCTGGGCGTGCGAAAAGCTCGCTGCCATCCGTGACGCGCTTAAGGCTGGAAAGGACCCCGAGGCGGTCGCGGCCAGTAAAATTCCGGAAAAGACATTTGGCGAACTGTGGAATGTGAAATGGGAGCAGCACACCAAGTTCCTTGATAGCGCCGATGAGGTGAAACGCATCATGGAGGTTGATGTCATCCCGGCCATCGGCAAGGTGCTCCTCAGCACCCTGGAGATCAGCCACGCCAAGCTGGTGACCGACCCCATCAAGTTTGGCACCGGCAAATATGCGGACGGCTCGCCCAGAACCGAGCCCGCGCCCATCCAGGCCAACCGGGTTTTTGAGCAGGTGCGGGCGACGTGCCGGTGGGGGATCAAGAACGGTTACTTCCCCAAGGGCATGGGCAATCCCATCGAACTGATGGAGCGCCCCACCAAGAAGGAGCGCGACGATGACAAAGATCAGCGCTTCCTTGACCGGGGCGAGATCAGGAAATTCTGGCTCATGATCGGCACCGTCATGTCCCATCCCCTGGCCCACGAATCCAACGTGCCCGACATTCTGCGGCTAGAGCTTTGCACTGGCCAGCGCCCATCTGAATGCGCCTCCATCCGGGTGAAGGACATCAATCAAGAGACGCGGATGTGGACCCTCAACAGGGAGATGGTGAAGAACAACCGCAAGCACACGGTCTTTCTGAATGACATGGCGTGGGCGATTGTCGAGCCTCGCATCGCTGCCGCACATGGCAAGAGCAAATACCTCTTTCCCAACAGCAAGGGCGAATGGACCAAAGTCGATAACATCGATCAGGCGGTGAGCCGTCTCTGCGCGCTTCCCAAAAGCGAAATGGATAAGCCGGAAGATGAGCGCGACCGGACCAGCAATCGCATTGGCATCGCCAAGTTCACGCCTCATGCGCTGCGCCACACTTTCGTGACTCAGATGCTCAACGATGAGAACGAGGAGGAACTAGGCTTCTCCGAGAAAACCGTCAGCCGTCTTGTCAATCACGTGAGCGGCGTGAGCAAGGATGGCGAGCAGAAGCCAAAAAAGCAGACCGTCACCGGCAAGGTCTATGACCACAACACTTATGAACGCACAATGGTGCGCGCAATGATGAAGTGGAATAACTGGCTGCAGAAGGTGATCAGCGAAGAGCCGCAAGCTCCCAAGATGCCAATCTTCCGCCTTATCAAGAACGAGGCCGCGTGATGATGAAATCGGCCTAGCTGTACTTTTCCTGCACACGTGGATTAGGATGGGCGGTGATCTCTCACCGCCCATTTTTTTCGAAAGGACGACTTAATGAAAATAACATTCTATCACACCCGCCATTCGTGCGGGCATTCGGTGTACTGGGCTGATCCAGATGTTGGCATGGGAGTCGCCAATTGGCCGTGCCCGTGGTGCGGCGCGGAGACCGGCATTCATGTAGAGGACGACATGATTTCCATGAGCGGGGTGCTGGTGGCGCGCCGCTACAATCCGGACGGCACCTTTCCGTGGCCGGACGACTGGAAGAAGCCGGATAAAATCATTGTGCGGCACATGACCGGCGACGTGTGCTGTGATGGAGCGAAACAATGATTTACACCAAATCGCAGACCGCTCAGATGGTGGCGAGCGGTGCACATATTGAAACTTTTCAGCATGCCACGCTTGGCACGTTTGACGTCTCCCTGACACGCAAGATCATCGCGCGGTTTCCATCACGCTTTCCGGTCGGTTGGGCATGGTTTGAGGACATGCGGGCCGATGGTCATCCGGAATTAATTGGGCCCGAGGTGATGGCGTGGATTTTTTCACAGCGTGAGATATGCCCCATCCGCCGCGATGAGTTGACGGAAGAGCAGCTAAATGATCCGGCAATCAACTTAATCGATGATCAAGGTGGCAGTTACATCATCGATGGCATTCATCGCATAGCGGCGCGCTTTAAACGGGGCTATCCGAATTTTTCACTCTATTCGATGCCACTGAAAATCGCGCCGCGCGTGCCTGAAGGATTCGAAGATTTTAAAGTGCAATGGGGCGAGATGGAAGTGCGCGACGGCCAACTGGTGAAGCGCAGATGAACCGCACGGTCGAGTCGAATCTCTTGGATAGCAAAGCCGCCGCAAAATTTTTAGGTGTCAGCTTTCGCTCTCTGGAAGGCTGGCGGGTCAAAGGGTTCGGACCGAAATTTGTCAAGCTTGGCAAATTGGTACGCTACAGACCGGCTGAATTAACCCAGTGGCTCAATAAACGAACGAGGAGTCACACGGTGAAGCGCAAATAAAAAGGACTGGGTGAGGGTAACACCCGGTCCTTCCTCGCCTGTCCAGGCTAGTCAGCGAGGAGTGTCGCTTACGGACAGACGAATCGCTTGCTGTCACGCGCTCCCAAGCGTTTGAACATCGCCAGCTTCTCGCGATCCTTCTGCGAGAACACCAGGAGCCAGCCGGGGTTGCCCAGGCTCATTTTAAATTCGAGATGCGCGCCCATTGCCTTGCCGAGGTCGAGCATCCGTTCGATCTCCTGCATTGATACGGTGATGATAGCGATGTTGAGCTTGTAATTGTCCATCGCATCTTCGTGGACTTCCTCTGAACTGGGATTTTCGCCGCGCAGCGCGCGCACGACCCTTTCATGGAACGCTGCTTTGTACTTCGCCGCACCGATCAGAATGTTATTGATAGACGATCCGGTGTTGAACCCAAGCGCCACACCAGCGCTGTGGCGAATACCATTGTGGCGTTCAATAAGGTCGGCCAGTGGCACCGGAACATTTTTGAAAGTCACAGGTTTTTTACCTGCAACACTAGGCAGCTTGAGAGTACGCTTGGCACCATCCCACGGCGGGATGGATTCAGAGCTTCTCGGCGGCGTCCGCTCAAGCCCGCCGCCAACGCGCGCTGGCGATGCTTCGTCATGCGCGGAGCCATTGCCGTAGGACGCGGCCTTGGCTTCAATATCAACAGCAAATTTTGCAGCCATGCTGCCGCCATGTATCCAGCGTGCAATGGTGCTTTTGTCGAACTTCAGCGCGGCGGCGGCTTGCCTGATGCCGCCTTCATGTTCGACCACCCTTTGCAAAGCTGGCGATGTGCATTTCGAGAAGTCGATTTTTCTTTTCAGTGCCATTTCATTGTTCCCCTTCATTTAAGTTCGGTGCCATCGTCGCGCACAAGCTGGAAGCGACAGCCCATTGCTTCCGCAACGAATTTCATTGTGATGTGGTGCGGATGCAGCGTGTCGCCAAAGAACCAATTCCTGATGGTGGAAATATGGACGCCGCTCTTCTCACTTAGCATCTGCAGAAAGTGGTGCGGAAGATTATGTCCACCGAGGCGTTGGCATTCGGTGCGCAACAACTGAATCGTTTCGTCCTTTTCGGTTAGCTGAAAGCGATATTCGCCACCGGGCAGCTTGCGATCCGCCTTGACGTTGACGATCTTCTTCTTTGCTTTGTCTTTTGCCAAACTGCCTCCCACCCCCAAAAGGATTTCGGAAAGTGTACGCTAGACGTACACAATCTGCCAACCGCTAAACAGTGTTCTCTTTTCGTACTATCAGCGGGCCGCGATAATTGCGCAGGCCACCAAGCCCAAGGTGATGAAAATAACCAGCCATTGAGCAAAGGAAAGGTCGGAGGCGGCAATCATGAAAGCCTCCCCTATCTGGTGTGCTTCCAACGAGCCACATGCTCATCGGCAATCGGTTTTCCGGTCGGCCCACGGCATGTCAGCCCAGGCGACGCGCCGCATTTCGGGCATGTGTTCTGACGGCGGTAATCGTTCTGACGGTTCTGTGGCTTGGGACGCTCATGCGGCAGTACGCCAGTCTCAAGATATTCCTGCTCGCGAACCGCGAAGCCCTTTGGATCGCGCCGCCGATCTTCGTCGTACCAGCCAAGGCGCCAGCTAATCGACATGTCATTGTCAATGAATGGCGGGCAATCATCTAGCCCAAGACCAACCGCGCGAGCCGTGCGCCCCTCGCGCGTGACACTGTGCATGACCTTCAGTTCGGCTTTCGCGGCGAACCCAGCACCGAAGATGCTATCGATTTGTGCAGGCGTCATAATGAAATCGGCCAGGTTAATCATGGGTCCCCTTTAATTCCACTCGGTTTCCGCCCAGGTCTTGCCCTGGGCGATGATTGCGGCCTTCACCGCGCGCATGAAGTCGGCAAGGGCGCGGCGCTCAATCGGTTTCGCGCCAAGCTTCACGGCGATCACACGTTTCGCCTTGCAAATGTCGTAGTGCGGAAAGCTGACCCTCGGGTTCATCGGATGCTGGTAATGCTTCCGCGCGACCCCAATCTTGTCGGCCATCGCGTCCAATTCGGCGCGAGTGTTGGCAAGCATGTGGCACATCACCATGCGCCCATATCCGTTCACCGCTGCATCAACATATACCGCCATATCGTCCCGTTAATGATTGGCTTTTAGCTGGGACCGGCCAGCATCCGTGATTGCAACCGCGCCATCAAAGTCATAGACGAAGCCGCGCTCTATCAGGCTGTCGCAGACGCGGTTCCACCATTTGTTTTCGGGTCGCACGATCCCTTGGCCCTTCGGGATATTGCCGATGGCCTTCAAGACTTCGCGCTGTGGCAAATCCAAGCCGTCAGCTTCGGTGTGTGGGCGCACGCTAAACATCGTCGGTCCCCTTAATGTGTGGTCGGCACGCGGTGCTGCGTCGCCATAAGGTCAATGATCGAATGTCCGGCTTTGGCCCAGTCATCAGTGCGACCGCGAGCGATGGCAAATGCGTAATGAAGGTACAGTCCGTCAAGCATCATGCGGAGCGCGTCCTGCGCTCTCGCCAATTCAGTTAGCGGGGCGTCCACAGGCCAAGCGACTACAGGGACAATGCGCGACGACAGGAACCAATCGCGCTCATGCCTCAGAAAATAGTCAATAGGACCGTGGTGTAGCATCGATTCATCCCCTTACTTGATGCGCTTGAACGCACCGTCATAAAAATGCCAGCCGTGGCAAAATATGAAAATGCACCAGCCCCCTGCGGCTGATTCATATACCCAGAAAATCCTTCGCCACGGAAAGAGCCTCATGTGGTCCATTAAAGCGGGATATCATCCTCAAACTCCGGTGGAGTGTCGTCCTCTGCCGAAGCGAGGGGTGGATTGCTCTTTGCGGTGGTGCCTGGGACGTTAAGTTTGGCGAACTCGGGTGATTGGGCGATCACCTGCTTGAGGCCATCGGGCAGAGCGTCGAACTTCATCTTGTCGAAGTCATCCGGTGTGAGCCAGATGAAGATTTCCTGATTGAACAGCGGTGGCACCTTGATGCTTTTGTGCGGGCGGGTGACGGCGGTGATGTTGGAATAGGTGCGTCCGTTTTTCGACACCACATGCACGATATTGATCATGCAAGCCTTGCCCAGCACCTGCTTGATGTCGAACCCGGTCTTGTCGTCAAAGTCCGATTCCTTGAACGGCACACCGCGCCAACTTTCCAGCACCGCCCTGAGTTTGGCGTTCTCTTGCATGCTCCAGGTGTATTTCTGCGAGATCATGAATGGACGCTGATCGTCCATCTTCTCTTCGGGCAATTCCCAAGCGATGCGGACTTTGCGGCGGGTGCTTTTGGAGCCCTGGTACTCTTCAACCTGAGTGCCGAGATCGACCACCTGAAAGCAGATGCCGACATGATTTCCTGCCGGGACTAAAGTGTATTGACGTTCTGTAGGTTTCGGTAGCACGGGCATTTAGATGTTCTCCTTTTCGTGGTGTCCATAACCGCCAACCAATGGCCCATGAAATTCCATGATGAGATCGCGGCCAACTCTCAGGCGGATGCTTTTGTGGTAGAAACCCCCAGTCGAAGTGTGCGTCGTCTCCGCGCAAGTTCGCATTTGCTCTTCCAGCGCCTTGTAGGCTTCGTAATCGAGATGGATGTATTGCACGATCATTGAGCGCGCTTCCTGAGTTCTTTGTCGTTCTCGTAAAGCTCGCGCATCAGCAGGAAAGACTTCTTCGCGGTTTCGAGTTCGCCCCACCAGTGATGCTTGAAGTCGCCATAGGTCTTGTCGAAGCGGAGCAGATGAAAGCCGCCGTCAATCGGCTTGTCGGGGAAATTCTCTTCCCACAAAATCCGATAGGCGGCGAGTTGGCAGAGCATTTCGCCATAGACGGCGTTGGAGGTTTTCCAATCGCCCATCGCGCGCTTGCCTTGCACCAGGATGCAATCGAAGGTGCCGCCGAAGCGATATGTCTCCGAGACAAGGGGAAGCTCCGTCTCCACGATCTCCAGCTTGGTTTGCTTGGCCCATTCCAGGAAGGCGTCGAACGACTTCTCCGCGCGGCGCACCACTTCTTCCTGGCCGCTAAAGACTATCGGCTCCTGCTTGACCCAGTGCTCCACGGCGGCGTGAGCCAAGGTGCCCGCATCCGCCGCGCTATCGCGCACATCGCGGTAATTGGAAGCGCTTTGCGCACACAGCTTCGCCACATCGCTGAGTGCGATCCAGTCCTGACGAAGCAGTTTGCATTGCTCTTGCGCATTGTCGTTGACGTACTTCCCGGCCATGCGCGCGGCCCAGTCGATCAATGCATTGCTTTCCTTGAAGCGCGAAAGGATCGTGGTGACGGACGGCACGCGCTCACCGGATTTGAGATAGTAACCAGCTTTCTGTGTGGGCATTTATTTGATCCCCGAGATGAGTGCCATCAAACCAATCGCCACGGCGGCGATGATCAATAATGCGGAGAGAATTTCGCGAAGCATTTACACCCGCGCAGAGAGAGCCGCGCGCTCCACTTCGGTCAGATTCCATGCCGCGCACACCAGCCAGAGGTCGCCCTTGCCGAAGCGGCGAATGAGGATCGGATCAACCGGCACGCTCCTGGTCCATTCGGCTTCCCATAGAATGTGATAGTTCTGCAGGCCGCGCTTGGGGCGTTTGTCGATAGGGATGATCGGCACCAGCGCTTCATGCTTCCAGCCGGTATCGACATTGGGGAAAGTACCGGCGCTGAAGCGAAACACGCGATTGCGGTTTTCCCAGCCCTCGCGGCTAGGCCATGTCGCGCGGCGCGCGTTGGGGTCCATAAAGTATCCGCTGCCGTTGCTGACACCGGTAAACTGACACAGCTTCATGTCGGCGCGCACGATGGCGAGTTTCGGCAGGCGCTGCGCGTTCAATCCGGCAAGTTTGATCGACTCCAGCGCCTTGATGACAGTGCGGCCCTGGGCGATGCGCTGATAGGCGTGCTGGATTTCGAGATCGACCGGCGCGCTCCAGTGCTGATGCTTCTGGTATTCGCGATATTTTTCACGCGCGACCAAAGGTGAGATGTTAAGAGTTGCCAGATTTTCCATGACGGCCTCATTTTTTTGGGGTTGGTGTCATCATTGCTTCCAATGCTTCCTGACAATCGGATAAGCGCCAGCGGGCGATGTTGCGGCCCAGTTTGATGGGCGGCGGAATTTTGCCGGTGTGAGACCATTTCCAAATCGTTCCCACCGTGAGCGGCTTGGCGGGCCCGCCGAAAAACGCCGCCACTTCTTTCACCGTGAGCAGGGTGTCGTGCTTGTCCGGCACCAGGGGCGACACCAGCTTGACTTGCGTTCGCTGCCGTTCCGCCCAGGTGATGAGGTCGGACGGGCGGTAAAGCGCTTTGCGCATATAGACCGAATAGCGCGGGCCGGTGCCTTTGTGGGCCAGGGTGGCGAGCGCTTCCTTGGTGGTGGGATAACCGGCCTCGGACAACACTCCCGCCGCTTCCTCGCGGGTGAGGAATTTTTCCTTGTTCACTGGCTGTCATTCGCCAGCACCAGCGCCAGTGCGGCCCCATTGTTGGCCTCATCGAGGCGTAGCTGGGCAGCCATCACGAACAGGCGCAACCCGGTATGCTCAAGTTCCCAAGCCCGCTTTTCGATGATCGACAAGCCGGGCGGCTCCAGATGCCGCGCCCAGGCGTTGAGCGCATTGTCGCGCGCCTGCTTTAAACTTGATGGTTGTTTTGATGATGTCTGAGCATCGGGGAGATTGATCAGCATCCATTTTGTGTACGCGGGTACAACACAAAAGGTCAATCGCTCACGCGATCAAGTTTCACGTGAAACACGTAATAATCAACTCATGCGTTAAATTCTACTTTGACGTTATTGCGCGGCCAACACGCCACCGATGGTGGCGGCCAAAGTTTCCTCGCGTTTCTTGTCGCGCATATAGGACAGGCATGCGTCCTGGCCGGGTTTCGAGAGGCTATAATAGATGCCCAGCGCGTCGTCGCCCCAGTGGAATGGATTGACCGAGATCAGTTCGGCGGGCGAGCATTCCAGCACGATGGCGAGAGTTTCCAGTTGGCTTTGCCGATAGTCGAGCTTGCCGGTTTCCAGACGTGAAATGGTCGGACGCAGGATTCCTTCACGGCCCCTTAGCCGGAAAGTCCTGGCCGACAATTCACCATGGGTGCGGATTTTCCGGAACAGCCGCCAATTTCTGATGTTGTTTTTCGTGCTGGCGGCACTGCGGATCACATTCATGCGGCGTTTGCGCTTAACCGCCTTGAGCCGCGTCACTTTTTTATGCATCTGACAACACTCCCGTCACAATTGGTCCCACCCAAAATCAACTCCAGGTATCTGTACATACCATGTACAGCATCAGCAGGACCAGCGGCTTTTTAGTGCCATGATTTTCCATGGACTATTTGTGTTCTTTGGACGTACACCATGAGGATGAATCATCAGCTTCAAGCTTGGATGACCAAGCACAAAATGCGCGACCATCAAGTGGCCCGGCTGGTAAAGCGCTCGCGCGTGCAGATCAGCCGCATTAGGCGCGGCAAAACCTATACCTCGGTTCCGACCGCGATGCGCTTACAAAAGTTAACCGGCATTGCGTGGTGGAATTTCATCAAGGGCGGGCACGCGTGAAAATCATATTCACCGTACCAGGACGAATTACCGGCAAGGAACGGCCCCGCTTCGGTCATGGCCATATGTACACACCGCAAAAAACCGCCAGCCACGAAACCATGGTGGGCTACCTCGCGCTGCAGGCAATGGCCGGGAAACCCCTGATGGAAGGGCCGGTTGTTCTCACGGTCAAAGTCAACCGGCGCATGCCCAAGAAGATGCCGCCAAGGGTGCGTGCTGGCTTGCTTCATTGGATTGGCCGCCCCGATGCGGACAATCAAGGCAAGCTGGTGATGGACGGCTGCTCGCGGGTGTGCTGGAAGGACGACGCTCAAATAAGCGATCTGCATGTGATCCGGCGCTATGCCGAGCGCGACTCAGTGGAGATCACGATTGAAGAAGTGACAATGACAGACATCAACCGCGAGCAATTTGAGGCGTCCCATGCGTTATGCGAAATGGCCGGACGATCAGATCAATGAATTGAGACAACGATGGTGGAACGGCGAGCGGCTGGCGGCAATTGGGCGCGCCATGAAACGAGACCCCAGCACCGTCAGGAAATGCGTTGAGCGCTACGGAATGCAACGCAATCCGCACGGCTGGAAACGGCCAACACCGATGCCGCCGGAATTTTCATCACCGGCAAATGTTCAAATTCCGCGCGCCGATGGCTCGCTGGTCACCATACTGACGGTCAAACGCGATGAATGCCGCTGGATTGACGCCCACAATCACTTAAGCACGGCGGCGATGTGCGGGCGCAAAATTGCCAAAGGCGAAAAGGTCTACTGCTCGATGCACGCGAGAATCGCACATGGCTGACGATAACGATAAATATAGTCATCCGCACTACAGTCTCGAATTTGAGCGCAAGATCGCGATCATTGCACTGGGCTTCATGGACGCGGCGCGCGATGTGCTGAAAGACGATCCGTCACGCAAACGGCCCAGGACAAGTTACCTGCAGATGGCGCGGGGGAAAGCGATGGTTGCGCTCGAATTGCTTGAAGATGTTCTTGAGGGAAATGCATGAGCGAAGAACTGAAAGAAATTCCGCCCCTGGTGCGCTATGTGATGAATGAGATCGACCGCATTGACAAAACAATGCACGCCCGCCGCTATGCAAATCCTCACGGAAAGCGCGACATGTATTTCGGTCAAGGCGGCTTTAAGGAGCAAGTGCTGGAGGCCCAGGCACGGGCCGCAATTACAGCGGTCGAGGAAGAAATGAGGCACCGCGATTGAGCCAGCGCATGAGCGGCTACAAGCGCGAGCCGCGCGATCTCTATCAGACACCGGCATGGGTGACCGACACCCTGGTGCCGCATATTCCCACGCGGGTGAGATCGATATGGGAGCCTGCCGCTGGCGACGGCTTGATGGTGGCGGCACTCAAGCGCGCAGGCTATAGCGTGCGCGCCACCGATATTTCGCAAGGCGCAGATTTCCTCCGCATTCATGAGCTTTCTTGCGATGCGATCATTACCAACCCGCCTTATGCCCAGGCGGAAGAATTTATCATGCATGCGCTCAGCTTGAACGCATTTGTGGCGATGCTGCTGCGCACCGATTTCGATCACGCCGCCACGCGCCAGCATTTGTTCGCCAGGAATAAATCGTTTGCAAAAAAACTGGTGCTGACAAAACGGATCACATGGTTCGAACGGCCCGGTGCGGCCCCCAGCTACAATCACGCTTGGTTTATGTGGGACAGAACGCACACGGGATTGCCGACGCTCGCATATGCGCTGGATGCAAAACGCGTCACACACATCGCCGCGATTGCGCGCGAATAAACCGGACAAGCGAAAGACGCATCGACATAAGTTGGGATTGACTCAGTGTGTTTGCGCACATGTGGGATGACTCCGCATGTTGTGGACAGTCCGTGTACAGCCGTTGCAGTTCGCGAGTGATCGCGCGGGAAAAATTTGTGTGCCTTGGCGCAACGCGGGCTTGTGAAAGCAACGGCAACAGGCGTAACGATTCACGTTCGACGTTGAGGGACATCCGGCATCGTGACCCGTGCTGGCAAATACAAATTCGCGTTGCTCATCCGCGCGTGCGAGCGGGGATAACGAGATGGCGGAATTTCCAGCATTGCCATTATGGACAGATGCCTATCTGGCGGACACAAAACACCTGTCAACAATTCAGCACGGTGCCTTCCTCCTGCTCCTGTTTGAAGCATGGCGAAGCAAGGACTGCAGCTTGCCGGATGATGACAAGTTCCTTGCAAAAATAACTGGCATGACCACCCAACAATGGACCCGAAATAAGCCTGTGCTCATGCAAAAATGGAACTTTGAAAATGGCCGATGGTGGAATGGGAGACTGCGTGATGAACTCAATTCTGTCAGACGGCAGCGTGATCAAAAGAAACATGCTGGGCAAGCTAGTGCATTGAAAAGATTGAATCGATCTTCAACGGCTGTTCAACAGCCGTTCAACGGCTGTTCAACACCCACACCCACACCCATAACCAGACTCTCTCTCCCTTCGGGTTTTGAAAGACAAAACCCTCCGGGAGAGAGAGCAGCGCGCGATGCGCGCGACGAAGAAGGAACTCTCTCTCAGGAGGAGGGAGGGAACAAAACAACGCAAGAAAAAAACAAGGAAGGAACCAGAACCAAGGAAGGAACCAGGGGCTGGGAACAGGGGAGAAAAATCGAGCAAAATTGGTTGAGCGAAGCTGAGCAAAAAATCATCGAGCTTCACCTCCCCATCGTTGCTGTTGTCGAGGCTGAGAAATTCCAAATTTTTTTCAGCGCGCGCCCGCAGATCGTTTGCAGCGACGAGCAATGGCGCGCGAAGTGGCTGGTGTGGTGCTTGAACGCGAAGGGGCATGACGAGCCGAGAGGGAATGGTCATGACCGACGATCACTCTACGAGCGACTTGGAATTTCTGACGACGGATCAATTGGCGAAAGCGCGAGTGAAGAAAGCCCTGGCCGATCTGGTGGCGGTTTATCCGCGAAGCCGCCTGACGAATGAGCAAGCGGAGACGATCATCAACCAGATTGTCGAAGATCTAAAATTCCGTTTCGGCGCGCCGCAGGTGCTGGTCGCGATTGCGACCTATCGCATGAATGCGATGAACCGGTATTACCCGACCAGTGGACAGCTTGCGGCGTTGGCGCAAAGCGAAGTGCAGCATGAGCGCGTCATGCGTTCGCCCGTGCGCGGTCCTGAATTTCCGGAGCCTGGACCCGATGGAAAGCCTGTGAGCAGACCCTTGCGCTGGTGGCTGCAGCCGAAACGATTTTGGAAAGCGCATTGGCGCGAGAGTGAAATTCCGGCAAGCGAGCAAGAGCCGTATCGCAATTGGATTGCTGCGATCAAGGCTGGAGCGGTGCCGTATCGTGAACCAAACGATTACTAGGGGAATGCGTCATGGCGAGATCGCGGCGACAGCAGCAGGAAAATTTCGAAGAGGCTTGTCCGCGACCGAAGCCTGGACCGGGGCAAGTGTTTCGCCGCGAGTTGATCGATGCGCAGTCGGGGCATGCCAAGCGGTATCGCAATATTGCGATAACGCCGCTCACGCTGGCGTTCGAGACCGGCAAGCTCACCACCGATGCCGAAAGGCGATGGCAGCGCGATCCAGTGAAGCATCGCGTGCCGGGCATCATCGCGGTGGACCGCCGCGATTGCGGAGAAAAATTTTCCCGCTGGTATGCGGTGCGCATGGGCGGCGGGACGCGCGACAGTTCGCAGCCGCTGATCAATGGCGGCGTACAGGCGACGTTCACGGAGCGTCAGGAGCATGCGGGCAGGCAGTTGCAATTCGTGCGCGGCAAAATGGGGCGGCAGAATTTTTTGATCGTGGAAGCATTTTGCGGCAACGGCTGCAGCATGATCGAAAGCTTGCGGGTTGCCGGTGTCGAAGCACATCCGGTGGGCACCGCCTATCGCATTCGCGAGGCGCTCGATGATCTGGTTGCGGTGATGACCGGAAGATTTCTCATTCCGATGCTGGTGCCGTGTACGCGGCGGAACACGGTGGAACATCCTTGACGAAAATAATTATTCATGCGACCGAATGCGGCACAGCACGCATTGCGAGCTTTGATTGGTGAGGCCAGGGATTTCCGCGTAGCTGGTTCGTCCCCTCAACCCGCCCTACGACCCTCCTTGGCCTCATCGTCAAAGAATTTAATTCAATCAAATTGGAACCGATTGAGAAGCTCGCACACGGCGAGTTTTGTGTGCCGGTACATCACCTCAAGGCATCACAGTTTACGTTGCTCATGTGGCTTAGAATTGAAATGGTGGCAATCTGGAGCACACGGAGGAAAGTTCGATGACTTGGAGCGTGAACTTCGTGGCGAAGAGTTCCAATGATGCTGTGGAGCATATCAGTAAAGTCGATCATATGCCAGCCGAGCAGAAGGAGGCTTTGGTGGCGATGATCGATGCGCTCATGCTCAGTGATGATCATCGCGTGATCCACGTTCAAGCGGATGGGCATATCGATCAATGGGGCGGGCAGTGTTCGGCCAAAGTGATGGTGATCGATGTTGCAGAGATTGCAGCAGTGAAAGTGCTGGCGGGCGCTATGCAATGAGCGGATTGTCAGGACGTTGTTTCGTTACTTTTGGTGATGATCGTTTAATTTCGCATCAAGGTCTGGTTATCGCTGAGATCGCTGACGCCCTTTATCTGGTGCAGTATTTCGATTGGATCGTCGGTGAACTTAGCACGATGGAGATTGTTGGCGTTGAAGAGATGAGGGGTTCGCCAAGTTTGGTGCGCAATAGACCTGGTGCGTGGATGTTTTTTGAGGACGACAAACACCTCAAGGCGTGGCTTGCGAGCTACGGCAAGCAGTATCTGCACTATGTGGATAAGCAATGAGGGCGCGGTTTCTTGGCAAGCGCAGAGGCGCGAAGCACGCGGCGACCAAGCGCATTGCTGAGCAGGTGAATCTCATTCCAAAACCGTTTGCCGAAATGACGCTGGCGGAATTGCTGGAAGAGCGGAGTCATTGGCAGACGATGATCGACAGCCGGTTCGAAAGCGAGGCGGCGAAAGAAACCGCGCGGCGTACTCTCGACCGTTGCAACAAGTTCATTGAAGAGATAGCGCGCAAAAATGTGTGCGGTTACACGCGATGAAAATGGACGCGTGATTGTGTCCGCGAAAATTTTTGCGCACGGCAAACATCGCTGGATGAAAAAATGTTCCAGCGAAATCAATTTTTGAATCGCAATTTGGTTTTAGTTCAAAAATGGAAAAAACAATCATCCCATAGGAAAATTTTGGAGATCGCATGGCGAAAAAACAGATGAAGTTGAAGGCGCGCACGGGCAAGGTGCACCGTGGCACGGGACGCACGGAGCCAGTACCTGTCAAAGCAAGAGTGGCCAGAAAAGGGCGCTAACGGAGTCAAGGGGACAGATTGCCGCACTAGCCTTTTTCCTGCTCCAGGCCAGTCTGACCTTGGTTCCGTTGACACTGCTAACACTGCTACGGGCTCTAGGAAGCGCGTACAGAGGTTTTTCGGGCGTGCTGGCTATCATAGCCTAGTGTGCCGTAAGTAGGCTCAGCGGGCTTTAAAATCGTCCTCACGGCAATTTAGTCCGTAGGCTAATCCGGCCTAAATTGGGTCTCTATGGCCCCTGGAATAGGGTAGGAACGGGGCCGCAATAGGCCTATAGCCCATGGTCTAGCCCGCGAGAATGCCAGCCCTAGCGCGTTCTAGCGCGTCTCATGCGAGAGCATGGTTTGACGCGTGCGCAGTGTGGTGCGCTACACAAAAGAAAAACCCGCCACGCTTTCGCGTGACGGGTTATTCCGTGTGCGGATTAAACCGCGCTGCGATTATTTTTCGCGTAATAACATCTCAAGATAACCAGGAATGTTTTTGTTCAAGGCATCCCATGCATTGCGCGCGTCGTCGTGGTTATTAAATTCGAATACAACAGTTGCCGCTATCTGCGCATTACTCACTTGATAGTATGAGCGAGGCTCGCGGTCTTTTTTCCATGCTTGTCCGAGAAACCATTTTGGTTTTGGCGTGCTCATATTTCCTCGCAAGAATTTTCTTCGTCTGAATTTTCTTCTGGCCATAAGAAAAATTCATCGCGGTCACTCCATTCCATGCCGTGCGGAATCAGCCAGCAATCGCCATTCTGGTAAACGGAATATTTGATTCCGTTTTCATCCGTCACGCATGCATTGTCGCAAATATTGTCCCATGCTTCCCAATACCATTCGTGATTCGGGCCCGTTTCGAGAATTTTCCAATCATCTGCATCGACTCCGGAAACGTCACGCTCGCGATTGATAAACGAGTTTGCAAAATCGCGCGGAATATGAATGCCGCGTGATTCATTCAACCAGAGAATGGGCTCAGGCTTCGAAATTTGAGTCGTCATGTTAGTTTGTCCTTTCGAGTATCGCGGCCAACCGATCAAGTTTGTCCGCGTGCTGTGAGAGTATCGTGATTAGTTTCGCGTGCACGTGATTAGGAATGGTTGACGTGCCCGAAACGTAGCGTGAAACAGTGCGCCGGTTTATTTGGAGTTCATCGGCAAGTACAGTTTGCCAACTGGGCCCAAATAATTCTTTGCCTATTGTTTCGAATTGCAGCGGAGTCATGAGTGCGTATATCCGTCAGTCTCAATTCCGATTTGCATTCCGCACCATGGCACCATAACGCAACCAAGTAGCGGGCTATTCCATGCGCCATCCAAAAACTGATTCAGTGTTTTTGGATTTGCGCTTTCTTTGCATTGGCGAGTGTAAAGATTCATGAGTGAATCCCATTGCGCTGGCGTTACGTCTTTTTCAGTAAGCATTGTTTGATGTCCTTTTAGTTTGCTGGTTTACGATTAAGCGCGCGATTAATGTATGCATCTAATTCGGCGCGATTCTCACGGATAAAATTGCGCATGCTTAAGCGTGAGCTTCGTTGCCAATTGTAAAGGCCTTCATCGTTTAAAACCCAAAGCTCACGCTCTTTATCATTCAATGTTTTGTTTTTCACACTCTGTCCTTTCGAGTTAGTTGTTTGAGAATTGCGATTATGATTCCGAGTCCGATCAATTCTAGAATTGCTTCCAACATTAGCGCGTCACGTTGAAAACTTTTTCGTTTGCGCCTTCGTTGAATGCGTCGCGGTACTCATGCCATACGGAGTCGATAAGCTCTGCGCGTTCTTCGCGGGCCTTTTGTATGTCGTGATAGTGTTTGCGAATGTTCGCGCGCAACGTTTTACAAATTGCTGGCGCGTCAACTGTGATTTGCTTTTGTGCTTTTCGAAGCTCTGCGCAGATTTGCAGAATGTGTTTTCGGTCTGATTTTATATTTTCTCCTAAGTCATAATATTGACTGCCAGCCTGCCATGCTTCGTCATACTCGCGCGATTTTTCCGCTGCATATTCTGCGAGCGAATCTGCAGTGCGCGCCGCGTCACGTTTTGCAGAGTCTGCATCGTCACAAGAATACAGATCACGAAAATCCAATGCTGCCGAATGTTCACCGCATGTATCGGACCAACCGCGTTTTGAATTTGAACCTTCACGATAACCGGGAATAAAAATTGCTTTCCCGTTTCGCGCTGGCAATTGGTAGACGCAAGCGCGGTATACTTCGTCCCAGTCACCAGCGCGAATATACCAGCCCTGATGTGAATCACGAGAAACGCGCAATTCATCTTGCCAGCCAACAAAGCGTAAGCCTATTTCATCGGGGTTACACCATTGCAAGCCTTGCGCATCCGGTTTGAAGCATTGTGCACCGTGCGCAATTTCGCGCGGATAGCGCTTCACGTTGTTTGCAACATCCTCACGTGCACGCTTAAGCGATGTAACGGCATTGCCACACGGATATTTTCTTTGCCAGTAAGTAAACGCGTCTTTTAATTCTTCAGTGACAGTCATTTGGTTTTGTCCTTTCGAGTACGACGCAATAGCGCGTCTAAATGCGCAACGCGTTTTCGCACGTTGCGCATTCCGTCACGTTATGCAGTTTCCGTTATTGTTTCAGCTTCATTGCTTTCGCTTAGCGTGAAAACATTTAGCTCACGCGCGAGTCTTTCAATTTCGCTCCACACGATATGGTGACAACCAGCGCGGAAGTTTCCGCTTGTCCATATCGTATCGATTCCGAAATGTCCGACTCGTATCGAGTGTCCGTTGCGTTGCCATGCGATTGCGTCAACTGGAAAATGTCCCGCGCTTGTTTGGGATTCCAATTGCACGCTTGCGCGTTGCTTTATCAGCTTGATGAAACGAAACGCGCGTATCGCATGAGTGAGCGGCACGCTTGCGCCGCGCGACGTTTGTAACTCGCCGCCTGTTATTATGCCTTCCTCACTGCGAGTAACATCGATTGCACGAAGTAGCGTTACGGTTGAATGTGGCGCGTATGCGCCACGGTCGCCGCGAAACCATGCTTGCGCGCGTTCTAATTCCTCACGCTCACGCTCTGCGTGTTCGATTGCAAGTGCAGTGTTGTAGGCTTCATTGCATTGTGCGGCGATTGCAGCAAATTTTTCGCGCGCTTGATTTTTGAAACGTGGTAGTTCGGAAAGTTTGGAGCATGTGTTTCCAAATTCTCGTAAGTGATATGATCCTATGCATTCATTGCTGTTAAATGCTTCTACTAAAAAAACTTTGCAATCGCGAAAGTTTTTGACGAGGTGGCGCAAGTATCGATTTGCATTCTTACGCGCTTCACTTTTTTCTTGCCGAGTAATTTCAGCGCGTACCAATTGTAAGACTTCCCAAACCTTGCGCGCTTGTTTCTCGCGCTTGACTGATTTGAGAGCACGGTGTGAGTGATAAAGTTTTTTTGCTTCATTTAGCGTTTGCCTGTTGCGGAAAATTTGCGCAAGATGTTGGACCGTTCCTGAATCGTCAAGCGTGCTGATAATTTTGCCATAACGAATCTGCTCGCGTTTGTTCTCCTCTTTCGCTTCTAACTCCTCTTTCTCGCGCTGTTTAATTGCTTGAGCTTTTATTGTCTCAAATCGGTCAATGGGATTTTTGATTTTGCAAAGTGAGAGTAGATACACGCCAACATCGCTACTCATTTCTTCCGCATGTTCGATACAAAAGTTTATGATTTGTTTTGGCGCGGATGCTTTCGATTCTCCCGTGCCGTGCTCATATGAGTCGAGTATGTGATTTAGTTTGGTAAGCGCTGGCACGTGATAGAATGTACCGCTCACGGCATTGTGTGCGTATCTTTGATGCCGCGTTGTGCTGATGCTGTAAGAGTCTGTTGCGAGTAGCGCGGTCTTATCTTTCATAATGCGGCCGACAACGAAGTGACTGCCGTATGAGTACAGAGTTTGGCCGTTGAAGAAAAAGTTTCCATTGTTGCTTTTTCCACTGGGCTGATTCTGTTGCGCCCAAACATGTGCAACCATGGAATTTTCAAAAACAGTGCGAGTCATTTGTGATTTGTCCTTTGCGTTGTGAGTGAGAGTTAGCGTGCGTTGTGGTTATGCATTGCAATTGCTGTTGCGCATGCATCATCAAAGTCGTCTGCGAAATAATCAGCGCATGCATGAAGTTTGCCGCGATAAAAAATCCGCGCGCAAAATTCATTTGCATCATTGCGTGAGTAAACGCGTGCAAACGTGTTTTGAGAATCCGGAATCGTGTGAAACAAAACCTTGCGTGACATAACGTTGAGTCCTTTCGAGTTAATCTGTGTGCGGATTAGTTTGCCGCACGCGGGATATCAGCCCTGAGCACCATTGCTCAAGGCTTGTCTCAAGTTTGGGACAGCACACTTATATATAGCAAGAGGCCAAAAATGGATTTTTCAAATGGTTCAAGGGCTTAGGCGTGCAGTCCCGTGGCATGGATTGCCGCAAATAAATACGCGCTTTAAGCGTGAGATGTTCCATAGAATCAATGACTTATCTAAGGAGCGTGGAGTCTCTCCTGGGGTAATCGTGCGCGAAGCAATGGCGTTGTACCTAGGCGGTAATAATGTTCCGGCAAAAATTGACCCAATTCCGCGCGAGCAGATTCCACATACGAAAAAACCGCGAGAAGAAACTTACATGAATGCGCCAATTCGCGAATTACAACAGATTGATACTGATAGAATTGAAAAACGCGGGAAACCCTTAAATTATAAGGATTAGATGAATCGCAAATTGTGAGCATCTCTGCCGAAACTATTTCACGTGTAAGCAGTGTAGAAAAAACGTGAGGTGCGGCGTAATCGTCAGGGTACGGAGCATCGAAGGGTCGGTTCATTTGGTGCAGTATTTATAAGGCTTAAATGAATCGAGAAAAATGCGCAGAATCGGGAAACATCGATTTTATATGGCTTAAAAAATCGGAAAAAATCGCGAATTGCGCTAGGTGCCATTTTTGCTGGGTTAGATGCATTTTTTTGGGTACTCGTTTTACGAATTACATAAAACGTGTTTACACGATTGTGTAAATGCATTTGAGGCCCATTTTATAAGGGTTTTTCGCGCGCTGTTGTTTCACTCGCGCAAGCGCGCGCAAAATATTTTGATTTTTGATACACGCAAAGCGAGTTTCGAGTCGGTTTTTTCAAAAATCATCTAAAGCCCGGTTTTATTGGCTTAGACGAGCATGACTGCTGGAATGCTGCTTCGTGTATCACGCTTTGATATATCAACCGCTATATAACCAGTTGCTCGATGTGCGAGAAATGCCTTGTTTTAAAGGATTATATGTATTTTCGATTATTCGCTTGTCCGTTTATGACTCCCTTATGACTCAAATTGCGTATCACGCTCACGCGCTAGGCTTCGTTAGTACAAATCCAATATCACGCGATAATGAAAAGCGTAAGAAATGCCTGATTTTATTGTGTTAGATGCGCTGATAATGCAAAAACGCCTGAAAATACTGGATTAAAACGCCAAAATCGAACTCGTTTTGGTTTCAAAAATGGACCGGGAGAGCCCCCGGCATCCGTTGGGCCTCTTTGAACCGTTTAAAGTTGGGAGACAAGCCTCCCCACCCCAAAGAAAATTTCAAATTCTTCCGAGGCACCCCATGCACCCCGATCTTCACTATCCCGATCATCCCGGCTGGATGCGTGATGGCACAAGTCGTGCCGCAGCGGATGACATGGCTGCCAAGGCTCCCACCTTGCGCAACAAAGTTCTGGCGTTGCCTTTTGGTGCGCCGCTCACGGCGGATGAGTGCGCGTCACGCATGAATGAGTCGGTGCTGGCTGTTCGGCCCAGGCTGACGGAGTTGGAGCGGCTAGGTCACATCTGCGACAGCGGCAAGCGGCGCGTCAACAGCGTCAGTGGCAAACGCGCAATTGTGTGGGAAATCCGCAAGGACAGTGGCGATGACTGACATCTACAACAATCAGGCGCATATCATGGATCAATGGCTGGCGCAGCGCCGCAAGTTGTACGAGCGCCACAAGCGGGCGCTGGAGCTTGGCCACACCAAGGTCGCCACCAATTTGATGCGTGACATTCATCACGTTGAGGACGCGCTTCAGAAGCTTAATGACGCGCATTTTGCGAAGGATTAGCGCCCTGGCTGATGGCTAAAAATGTCCGGAAGCAATTCTTATTGCAGCTTCTATAACTGCAGTTAGTCCAACTCCAACGCTCACAATTGTTGCTATTGCTTTCAAGGGCTCCCACTTGTGCCGTTGTTTTAAGCTCTCTCCGCTCATTTTCTCTCGCTATTCAGTGCGTTGATCACGATCTTCGCCATCTGTTGGAAGATTTCGGCATGCCCGACATCATGCGGGTTGTGAAATCCTTCTGGCGTGGCGCGCCACAGTTCGTGGCTGATGATTTCGATCCAGCGCCACCAGCTATCGTTGCTTCCTGGCCCTGAGAGCGCTTTCGATGTCGAAAACGTGCCGCAATACATCATCACATCATCGACCGCCGTCTGCCAGCCAACCGTTTCCATCACACCCTTGCTGATCAGGCCAGCATCACGCAGCAATTCGTTGGTGGCGTCGTAGATTTGGTACATCGTCTGGCTCATCGTTTCTCCCAAATTGTAGGTGCGTTGGCGTCTTTTTTCGATCACTGCCGTGTCTTGTTCCTGGCCGCTGGTTTCTTGGTCCATGGGTTCACTCCCTCAATAGTTTTCTGGCAAACGCTATTGCCGCCCGGTCAAGCATGTCGCTGAAGCTTTCCAGCACCTTCATCGAGGCGTGAGCTTGATGCCACTGGTAATCCCATTCTTTCTTCAAGTGATCGTCCGACCAGTCAAATGGCGGCGGTTTATCCTTTAAGGCCGCAATGGTTTCGCACAGCAATGATTTGGGTATTTCGGCATGGGCGTCCCACATCGGATCGTCGGCGTAGCTTTGCAATTTATCGATCAATATTTGCGGGGCATCCATGTCGTCACATGATGAAGATTATGTTGATCTCTCCTGTCATGTCTCGCGTGTGAGCGAGAAGGCTGTGCTGGTTGATGTTGAAGAGCATGAGGATGTTTGGATACCTCGCTCATGTTTGTTTGGCGGCGACGATATTGGGCTTGAGGACATGCTGGGCGAGGATGTTGTCATTCGCGTGCGGCGCTGGTTTTTGGTGAAGCATGGCGTGATTTGAGCGTTTCCACGAAACGCTGTAGCTCATGGAGGATCGAATCCATCTTGCGCAAATCGGCGTCTGTTGGTTCCGTACCTTCATCCAGCATGGTTGTTATCGTGCCGAAGAGATGTTGCGCGCCACAGAAGAATGCCAATCGCAACGGTTCGATTTGCTCGTATGATAATCTTTCCTTTGATAATCCTTCCTTGTCGAGAAATATTACGAATCCAGCTTCAATGAGTGTACCTTCATCGATCAATTTGTTCGTAATTTCATTGATCAATTTGGCATGTGTTGTTTCGCTCATGTGTGGTTCACCTTCTCCATCGGCAGCAACCTATGCAACCGCTTGAGACGCTCATCTAGCTCGCGCATTGCCTTGGGGCCTTCCTGTTCCGCGAGCTTTTTGAGCGATGGCAAGCCGCCTTCGATGGAAGTTTCCACTTCGCATCGCAGTGCCGGTCGGCCTTCGGCAAACCAGTAGATTTGTTCCGGCTTGCCGATGCTGAAGAGAATGCCATCGTCTGCCTTGAATGGCTTGTAGCTGCGGGTGACCCACACACAGGTTGCGCCGGGATTGCGGTCGAGATGGATGCCGGGGGCGGGGAGATGTTCCGGCATGTTTTTCGTATTGCGCCGCATGCGGGGCTCGATCAGGAAGGGGCATGCTTTGACGGCAAACAGGGCGCAATCCAGGTGCGATGGCGGTTCGGCATTGATTTGATTGATGGCGCACATCGGACCCAGGACGAAGGCGAGGTGGACACCGAGATAGTCGCCACAAATCCAGCAGCGCTTTTCGTTGACCGCGCGATACAAATGTTGGGTGTTGAGAATGCGGAAGTCGGGTTTGCCGTCAGGCATGAATTGAACGAACCAGGGGACGGGAAAGCCTCTGTGATCGCGCGGTAGCGCGTACATGCGAGGCGGCAGGGGCGGCAGGGTTTTGCGGAGATCGGTCATCTGCTCGTGCCTCACGATTTTTTCGGGTACACCAATTTTGCGTTCTTGAACCATTGTTCGGTTACTTCGGGAATATCGGATGTATCGATGGGGATTTCCGAGGCGCGCAAGGCGAATAGGCTCGCCAGGGTGCGGCGCTTAGGTGGCTTGCGTCCTACATTCGATGTGATCGCGTGATGATGCACGATCATGTCGTAGGGTTTGGCGGGATGGCCATAGATGTCGGTGACGACATGAATGCGGCCAGCAAGCTTGTAGTGCTGACCGACTATGATTTTGGTGATGGAGATCATGATTGGTTTGTTTGGTCTATAAGGCCGCAATAGCCGATGTCTATGTCGTCGTCAGTGGAGCGCCATGCCATGCATTCCGAGGCGATACAACATGTTGAGATCATAATGGTACCGTCGTAATGACGGTTAACGCCGCTGCGCACCCGTGCGAATGGGCACCATTTATTCCTGGCTTCTTGTTCACTGAGAATCATGTTCGATCCTTCTCTTCAGCACATGGGGACGAAGTTGATTCAGTTCGGCTATTTCTGCTGGTGTCAGTCCTTTGGTTAAGGTCGTGGCTTTTGCGATCAGCGCGTACCAGCGCGTTTCGTGATCGAGATAAGCCGGTGTGATTGGTTCTGGAAAGATTGGCATCAGGTGTTCTTTTCATGTTGGTTGAACCAATCTTCTACTGCGGTTTGGATTGCCTGGGCCAATGTTTTTCTGTTGTGCTCATTGTCGAGCTTATCTTTCCAAAGGAAATGTTCGGCCAATTCCTGGCAGGCCGGATCGTAGGAAAATTCCGGTTCATTCCTCTTGCGCGGCATTGTTTTGGACTTTTCTGATTTTCTTTTCGATTGTGCTGGTGCAGTCGGCAGGTATGCTCTTCTCAATGGCTTCCACCACTTGCATTGCGGCCATCAGACTTTCCGGATGTTCGGAGTCGAACGGGACTTGCAGGCGAATGGTGGCGTCGTAAATGTCTCGGCGTGGTTGTTTTGCCATGGATTTTCCTTTTGCGTGTCCGCTCTCAATTTGTGAGTTCCTCAATGTACGCTCTTTTGGTTTGTGTTCAACCGGCGTACATTGATTCACGTCAGGGATTGCTACCCCTCTGACGGATGGGCCGGTGCCCCTGTTCCCGCCCCCCAGCGCACAGCGCCCGGCCCATCTCTTTTTCGGAATCGCAATTGAGTTCCGCGCCCTGTGGGTGTTTGGTGCTGTACTCCGCATGTACGAAAGGGGTTCCAACAAATGTTTAAACCCTACACAGACCGTCCGTCGCCGGAAGTTCCCACGCCTGATCATATCGAGAGGCCCGACTACATCGCGTGCGTGTTGTTGCAAGCTGCGGATTTGATCCGCACCTACGGGTTTGTGCGTCTGGAATATGGCTCATCGTTGCGTGGCTTTTGTGCGCTGGGCGCGATCCGCCACGTGACCAAGATGAATCCCGCTCGTCCCGAGATAGAGCGTGCTTTTGAGCGCTATCTTCGCGCTCGTGGCCATTTGCGCTCAAGAAATCGTGCCATTCACCATTGGAATGATGCGCCTGGGCGTACCAAGCAGCAGGTGATCGACACTCTGGAAGCTGCTGCGTTTGGTTGGAAAAGATATGAAAACATTAGGAGATAAGCGAAGGGTATGGACCAATCATTGGCGTGTTTTCTCGTTGGCCTCATTCTTGGCTGGCCATTTGGGGCTGCGGTTGTACATTTCATCATGAGGGGTCATGACAAGCGAACAGGAGCTAAAGGCACTTAATCAAACCATGATGGCATCCGGCATCGCCCTGCTGCTGCGCAAGCGCATTGCGGTGAGGTGCCAATATAACGAAGTCGTTGTTCATTTTGATTCCATGCAAGACGCGCAGAATTTGTTCGATGCCATCCGGCGTATTCCGCCACATGGTGCAGTCAAGGGAGTCAAAAAGTGAAAATGCGCCCGTTGATTTTTGGTGATGCGCACCAGCAACGGGTGCGTGAGATCATGGCGTATTCGGAGCGGCATCATTTTCGCGTTGGCATGCCGCCTCCCGGCGACAATCCGGAGCATGTGCTGGATTTCGACTTTGGGTATCGCGCGGTTTTTTCTTACAGCATGAACAAATCACCGCCTGTGTTGGTGCGTCATCTTTCCGTGAGCGTGCCTGGCAATCTGCCCAATCCCGTTGCCGTGTTCATGATTGCAGAGATGTTCGGTTTTACCGGCTGGAACATCATGATGGGAGATGAGCCGTCGCCCGATTGGTATATTGGCATCAACGACGATGGCGATGGTCCCTATGTTGTAGTCGGTCAGATCATTCCACAGGGGAGTGCATAATGGCGAAATGGGCGTGCAAGCTTTGCATCATGACCAAGGGATTGCTGGGTTCGCAGATCGACAGCTTGCCGGATGCTGAGGACAGTGAAGGCATTGCCCGCCATATCGAAAGCGAGCATCACATCGCCGTCAGGCGCGAAGATGAAAGTGAGGAAGCTGCGCTCAAGCGCTTTCGGGATGCTTATCCCGAAGCAGGCGGGCCAAGTTGCAAGTGTCCGTCCTGTCAAGTTGGTTACTCTCACAATGGCGTGTTGGAGCCGTGAGGGCCATAAGGTATGAATGATTTCACCAACAATCTCTCCGGTGACTACGGCACTCCGGTGTGCATCGGGCGTTACAGGAATATTGTCCAAATTCAGATCGTGTTCGACAATGAGCAGCAAGCCATGGTCATGCTGGAGTGCGTGAAGCAGGAGATCGACAAAAATCATTTCACCATGATCCGCATTGGCGGCACCATGGATGAGGCCCCGGCAGAGGTGATCCACAAGCAATGAAGCCTGAAAAGCGACCGACAGATTTCCAGAGGCAATTGGTGGTGTGGGCCGATCAATGTGAGGCTGGCGAGACGCCAAAAACGAGTCTTTACTATCGCCTGACGCGGGAAATCGAGGATGCCCGCGCGGCGATCAGGCGGGAGAGGGAGAGAAATGAATCACGCGATAGCCAGTAGTTTCTCGCGTCACATTATGTTCTCTTATATTTTTCAGGCGCTGACCTTGCTTGTGGCTGGTTTTGGTGCCGTGGAAGTTTGGTATGGGCTAGGTCATTCCGGTTTCTTTCGCATGGCCATATTGGTTCTGTGCACAGTCGTGAATGTGGCTATGTTTTTCTTTCATTTTTACATTCGCGCGCGTTTTCGCTTTCTCAAGGAACTCAATGAGCGGGCTGACAGCCTGGACTGGACTACCCGGTATAAGCCGCCTGCTTAGCCTTGCAGGAAGTTGCTTATGACGCTAAGGCTTAACGACGCGGCAAGGCGTGAGTGCCGCGTTACAAATAACCGCGTCAGCCGGGGCAGGCTGGTTTCTTTCGTCCTTTCGAGTGTTGACGGTCGGGCCCCGGCATTTCCTCTTTTCCGTACATCCGTGGTACATCTTCTGTTTCCCGGCTTCGCCCCTCATCAGCGTGAAGGCTCAGCCGGGGGAGGGGCTGGCGGACGCGGTGTTGAGTGACGCATCCGCCAGTCGTTTCATGGGAGAAGGATTTTCCGGATTAAATAACGGATTTTTAAATCTGGAAATTTGAGGGTCGCGACATGTCGGCACTGACTGATCTTTTGCAACGAGACCATGTAACGTTTGCCGAAGTTTCCAGATTGCCGGGTGCTAAAGGCGACACTGCCATGATGCTGAAAGGTGATAAATTTTCCAACATCGTGCTGTGGCCTAATCTTAGTCATGAGATTGTAACTGAAATTAAGGCGCTGCTCGCGGATGGCACTGTTGAACTGAAGCCGACTATTGTTTTGACGTATTTAATCGACGGAGTTACCTGCAAACTTCCGTTGGTTAAAGCAGTGCGGCATTACGAATCGCCGCATTGGTTTCCAGTTGTGCTCAAGCTGAAAAATAAATCAGTGCTTTCCAGCACCCACCAGAAAGTTGCTGTCAAAACGTGTACGGCATGAATAAGGCGGTGACATGCGGCGTGTGCTGGTGTGCGGTGGGCGTTCTTTCAAGGATCGGGAGTTTCTTTTCCTGGTGCTCGACCAGCATCTCGCGCGCGATGATGTGATTATTTCTGGCGCGGCGCGTGGTGCCGACCGGCTGGCGATTGAATATGCCGTGATGCGCCGTCTTGCTTGTGAGCGGTTCCCCGCCGACTGGGCGCTTTACGGCAAGGGTGCCGGACCAATCCGCAACCAGCAAATGCTGGACAAGGGCAAGCCCGATCTGGTGATTGCATTTCCTGGCGGCACTGGCACCGCCGATATGGTTGCGCGCGCCAAGCTGGCGAAGATCGAAGTCAGGGAGATCGCGCGCTAAGGCGTGGGCCGAGCCGCGTCAGGACATCACGTTATTGTCTTAAAAGCGTGGCGCGCTGGGGGCAGACTTTTTAAACCCTAGGAGGAGAATAACATGCAACCATTTCTTGCCATGATTACACCCGTGACGGGTGACGGTCAGCCGCCCGGCATATGGGGTCCACCCGGACCTTGGCCCAGCCCGCCCATCCACATGCCGCCAGTCATGCCCGGTTATCCGGCTCACCCGATTTACAATCCACCGGGCATTTGGGGTCCGCCTGGGCCGTGGCCTACGCCACCGATCTTTATGCCGCCAGCAGGTAGCGGTCCCGGTTATCCATCGCATCCGATTTTTTATCCGCCAGGAATTTGGGGACCGCCTGGACCATGGCCGACACCGCCGATTCACATACCGCCATCTGGAGGAGGTCAGCCGCCAGCACCCGGCGTTCCGACCTTTCCGATTTGGGGGCCACCCGGTGTCGAGCTTCCACCCGGCACGGGCTATCCGCCAGTGGCTGGCAATCCGCTTCCACCCGGCGAGGGGCCACAGCCGATAAAGAATTGGCAAGCCCAGCCGGTGTGGACCGATGCCACGGGTTGGGTGGTGGTGATCGTGCCGACCGGCGATCAGCACGTTCCGACACCGAGTAAGTAAAAGAAAAACCCCCACCGGGTGACCGGTGGGGGGTTTGGTTATTTTAGAAACTTGCGCATTCCAGCATTGAGCGCCTTAAGCGCTGTGCTGGCGCGCTTGCGATCCTCCTCTGGAATTGGCGGCGGTGGATTTTTGGCCGCCTGGACTTTGCGTTCCTCAGTATGCTTCCGGCATTCCAGCAGATGGCGGAGCGATGCGCGCCGGTAGATTTTCCCATTGCCGTAGATGACTGGATAGTGGTGATGAGGATTTTCCTTGTCCATGCACCACAACAATACTGGCTCTGAGAAGTTGTTGCGTTCTAGCGCAGCCTTAAATTGCGCGTCAGTCATGTCGCGTTTGGTCATTATGGTCCCCTTGTGGCCGCAGGTTTCATGGGCCACCTTCCTTTCAGTGTTAACGATGTGAAATAACAGTCCGCGCGCAAGGCATCATGCCCACGCGCACGAACAGTGTAGCACAACTCAAGGGTGGCATTTTCAGAGGCGATGTTTTTTGCGCCGCGCGGCGTGCATCTAATGCCCATTTTCATTGGGTTTGCGAGAACCAGGTCCAGCTCATAAATTTCGCATCTATTGCATGAGATGCACACCAAAAGCGTGTATTCGGAAAAGTCGAGTCAATGGCATCAAGCTTAAATGTGCGACACCCTGTCGCGATTTGCATTTCCGTGTACGGATCAAATCACAGGCTATGGAGGACGAAATGCCAGCACTGAGACTTAAAAATGATCAACGGCGTACTGAGATGATTGGGGCGCTGTTTACGCCTGAAGAGATGGAGCGCATCGAGCGGGTGGCGCGAAGCAGAGGCATCCATAAAGGTGTGTTGTGTCGCATCGCGGTTCTGCAAGAGGTATCCCTGGAAGAGGTGGCAATGTCATGAGTGGTAGTGAAACCGAAAAGCTTGCTCGCGAACTTGCTTTGGCTGATGGCTTCAATCCCGATGACATGGTGCTTCCTGCTGCTGCACCGATTCTCGGCGTGAGGCATCTGCAAATCATCGATCCCAAGAAACTGGTGCCGACATGGCGCTACTACGATTTTTATGTGCGGCGGCTTCTTGCTTCACTGGTGGCCAATCTGAAAGAGCGGCCCGATGAAGATCATTTCGCCATTCTTGAAGCGATGCTGCAGGAAAGCGATCCGCAGCAGCCCAATGGCGACGATGACGATGACGATGACAATCCTGACGATGAGGATGAAGAGGCGGAACAACGCGACTGGCGCGACAATTACGGTCTTTAGGTGACATATGACTAATGATGAAATTGTTGTTGCGCTAAAGAAAATTGAAGCGGTTTTGTTGCGCGACAGTGCGGCAAGAAACCAGCATGGCGAAATTGCTGCTCATCATTTTGTTGGGAAAGCAATTCTTATGTGCCGTGATTTGGCGGAGGCTATAAATGGCCCATAATCCGACCTATTCCATCGCGCTTAATCAGGCCCGCCTTGCCGCCATCGTCACGGCGCTGGGCAACGGCGCGTTGCTGAGAATCTATGACGGTGCGCAACCGGCCAATCCCGATACCGCGATCACATCGCAAAATCTGCTGTCGCAGCACACGTGCGGTTCGCCGTTTGCGCCTGCGTCGAGCAGCGCCCATCCGTCCGTGTTGACGGCCAACGCCATTACTTCGGCCATATGCGGTTTTACCAGCACGGCGGCGTGGTTCCGTCTTACCACCAGCGGCGGGACGGCGGTTGCCGATGGTACGGCGGGCGTGGGCAGCACGTTCGATCTCAACTTGAGCAGTACGGCGTTCAACAATGGTCAGACCGTGACCATCAACTCGCTGACAATTACGAGTAACACCTGATGACCTTGCCCTATGCGGATTTGGTCAAAGATACCTCAACTGCACAAAGCTCCACGCTCATCACACTGGCCAATGCGCCATCATCTGGGTTTCAGAGCTTCAATTCCGGCATTGGCGACACCAACAATGCGGTCTATCGCGTCAGTGATACGGCGGGGCATTGGGAGATCAATTACGGGGTCTATACCAATTCCGCGCTGACCTTGGCGCGGGCCGCCACGCCGATTGCTTCATCCAATGGTGCCAGTCCGCCGACGCAAATTGCGGCATTCAGCGGCACGGTCACGGTGGCGTGCGTGGTGCCCGCTGATCAATTCTTGAATGCGTTTGATTTGATTGGCGCGAATAGTGGTTTGTATAAGAATTATCTCGCGGCAGGTGCGCTGACCGGCACGGCGCAAGCGGCTGGCACACTTTCCCTTGTGCCCATCTACATCAAGCAATGGTTTGAAAATTATTTTGTCGCGGTCCAGCAAACCACGGCGGCGACCGCTGGCGGCAGCGTCAGTTTCGGCCTGTTCGATTGTTTGCCAAATTCCGCCTATCCCAATCTGCTGTTGGGCGCGGGCTCAAGCGGCACCGCCAACACGGCGATTGGCCAAGTTCAAAGTCCAAGCATTGCCGTGCCGCAGCCGCAAGCGCCGGGAATTTATTGGGCGGCTTATCTGCCGCTGGTGGCGGCTGGCAATATCAACACCTGCACCCAGGCCACGGCAGAAGTGGGCTTTGCGGAATTGCTTGGCGTGGCGACGCCCAACACGGGCATGACTGCCGCGTATTATCATGCCACTGGTCAATCCGGCATGCCCGGTCAAGTCCCGGCTTTGACCGCAGTTTCGGGGGTGCCGCCGTTCATCTGCGTTGGCGTCAGTTAATCGGTCATGCTTTCCTTTGGTGCGATTTCCGAGCTTGCGATCTCGGAAATTCCGGTTCCTGCACCGTCAGGCCCAACCGGCAGTATCGCGATTGTTGAAACGCCAGACGATGTGTGGGCTGGCTCTGCCACGATCTCCTGGCCCGCCATCACAGGCACGGTGGCGTGGACGGAAGCTCAAGATGTTTGGGCTGCGACCGGCTCGCCTATTTTTCCTACGATTACTGCTCAAGGCGCTTGGGTTGAAGGGCCCGATTTATGGGCGGCGGCTGGCACCGTCGCGTGGCCAACGATTACGGCGGCAGGTGCGTGGGTTGAAGGCGCTGATGGGTTGGCCGCAGTTGCCACGCTGGGGCCGGTGCCAATCAGTGCTGCAGCCACCTGGACAGAGGCATCGGATCAGTGGGCGGTCGTCGCAACACTTTCGTTCTCTGCCATTGCTGCCGCTGGTGCGTGGGTTGAATCTCAAGATGCCTGGGCCGTGCTTGGCACTGGCCCGATCATTGCTGCCATCGCCTGGAACGAAGCGCCAGACCGCTGGCTGGCGAATGGTGCCGGTGCGAGCACCATGCTGCCGGGTTACAATGGCGTATGGTCGATCAGCATCAGCGGCTCCGTTGTTGCAGGTGCTGGTTATGATCCAGCGAGTCGCATTTTGCGCGTGTTTTACGAAACCAATGTGAGCGTTGATGTCCCAGGCCAGCCTTGGCAGGTGACCAACGCGATCTACACGTCAGCAAATCCGCAGGCGTATTGCCTGCAGTTGGTCGCTCAATCACTCTAGGAGATCGTCATGCCGCAAATGCTGGCAATCCAAGGCCAATGACAAGATCAACCAAATGGATTGGTCTTTTCCACCAATTCATTAAGCCGCTGCGGATTTATTCGCGTGAGGTCAGCACGGGTGATGAGGATGGTTCGCCACTCAAGTTGTGGCTGTCGCAGCGCCGTTTTCTCGATGAGATGGCGCAAGGGCTGGAAGAGAATATTCGTTTCTTCATTTGCCTGAAGTCCCGCCAGCTTGGCATTACCACGGTGTCACTGGTGATAGATTTGTTCTGGTGTGCCATGTATCCCGGCACTCAGGCGGCGTTGGTGACCGACACCGAATCCAACCGCGATGCCAATCGCGCCATTCTGCAGGGTTACATTCGCTCGTTTCCCAAGGCGTTTTTTGGAGATTCGTTCACGGTCACCACGTCCAATCGAAACTTCATTCAATTTTCCAACAAGTCAAAACTCACCTTTCTGGTGGCTGGCACCAAGAAGAAGGGTGTGTCATGGGCGGAAGGTAAGGGTTACAGCTTTGCGCATCTCACTGAAGTCTCTAAGTATGGTGATCCGGATGCTTTGGCGTCGTTTATGGAATCACTGGCGCAACAAAACCCCAACCGACTCTTCATCGTAGAAAGTACCGCCAACGGATTTAATCATTTCCGTCAGATGTGGGTGGATGGCAAGCGTGATTCCTCCAGCAAACGCACATTTTTCATCGGCTGGTGGGCTTCTGACGTAAATTACATCGATAAGAACGACCGGCGCTTTCTGCAGTACGGTGATCGCCGTATTTCCGGTGAAGAGCGTGAACGGGTGCGCTTGGTGCGCGAGCAATACGGTTTTGTCGTTACACCTGAGCAACTCGCCTGGATCAGGTGGAAAGAAGAAACGGATTCGACCGGCAGCGGCATTCTGCAGCAAAACCAGCCTTGGATTGAGCAGGATGCATTTCTGGAAACCGGCTATTCATTTTTCCAGCTTCGCACCATCAATAAACATTTGCAGATTATGGATAGTTACACCGTCGAGGATGGTACGGAGTATAATTACAACGCCTATCGCTACGAGTTAGGCAACGACTTTTGGGCGATGAAAATGGAACGCCTGGAAGGTGAAAATAATCGAGATCGCATCGAGCTTCGCGTTTGGGAGGAACCACGGCCAGAGGGCAAATATGTAATTGGTTGCGACCCCGCTTGGGGCCGCAATGAACACAAAGACAGGCACGCTATCAGTGTATGGCGAACTTATTCCGACAAGATGGTGCAGTGCGCAGAGTACGCCACTTCGCAGGTTGAGCCGAAGCATTGCGCTTGGGTGTTGGCGCATTTGGCGGGTGCTTACAAAGATGCGGTGGTGAACATCGAACTTGTCGGACCTGGGCGAATGTTGATGCAGGAGTGGGATCACTTACGCGATCTGCTCAAGGCAGAGCAGTATGCCAAGCTCAGTCAGGAGCGTGAGTGGGATGAGGCACTCGATAACGCTCGCTGGTACATTTATCGCCGGGCCGATAGTAGTGCCGGAGGCGGCGGGGCTTACAATTTCGAGACCAACTGGAAAACCAAGGCTGAAATCATGTTTCAGCTTCGCGGCGCTTACGTCACCAATGAACTGCGCATCCGTTCCAAGCCGCTTCTTTTGGAGATGATCAATGTGCGCCAGGACGGGGTTGAAATCGGCGCACCTGAATCCGCCAGCGAGTCCTGCAAGGACGACAGGGTGTTCGCCGCTGCTCTGGCCGTGCGTGCTTGGATCAACTGGCGCAGGCCGGGGCAGGTGGCGGAAAACGAAAGTTATGAGCGTATTTCCAAGGAAGAAGAGGGCACCGTTACCAAGGATCAGAAGCGAGTGAATGAAATTGTTTATCGTTTTTTCAAGCGCAAAGCAGAGGAAGAGGAAATGGAGCCAGAGCGCGGTCCAGCCTGGAAAGTGAGTAGAGGATTGATATGAGCGACCACGGCAAAACAAAAATAGCTTCGCAGATACCCAAAAAACCAGATCCGCAGGTACAACCTATACGGTCGCCGGCAGACCAATCTCCAGTTGTATCGATCGCAAAGAATGGTGAGTGGCATACGATGGATGATGCGCCAAAAGATGGGCAATTTATCTATCTCAAAGGCGATGAGATTGGCAGCGAGTGGTACTGGTACATTACCCGTCAATTCAGAAAAGGTGTGTGGCAACCAGTGGGCTGGTGGCGGCGCAGATTCGGTCCTTCCGTTCCGCCCAGCTTCAAGCCGGAAGGCTGGCGCTCCATAAAAGAAGGCTTGCCATGAAGAAGTATCAATTGGTGTTGCGCTGTAAGGACTGGCGCTGCAAGAACAAGTATAAGCGCACGGTGGAAATTGGGGACGATGAAGATATTGCGGATTACCCCGATCCACCTTGCCCGAAATGTTTGAAGCGAGCCAAACGCGAGGATGCTGCGCAACAGGCGACCGCGCCTATTCCGATTGAGCCTTTTGAGGAATCGCTGGCTCAAGGCAAAACCGGCCCGGCCTTAAACGGGCAAAAGATTGTGGTTAAGGCTATCGATACGGCGGCCAAGATCGCAATGGAGGATTATCATCTTACTGATCTCAAGGACAATCTTCGACAGGGCGATAGCATGGCTCCCAAATTGCCGCCGCAAATGCAGAAGATGGCGGACAATTTTTTTACCCCGGCCACCAATCCTGTTTTTAGCAACCGCCAGAAGAAGCGCCTGCAGATGATAGGGCAAAATGCCATCAAGGGCCGCTACGCCAACATGGCGGTTGACGTTAAATCGGTGTTACCTGACAGCCGTGTGGCGTTGCGCAAGGTTGAGATTTTGAATCGAAAATGATTATTCCACGCAAGAAAATCAAACCACGCGACGATTCAGAAGATTTTGACGATTTAGAATGCCATGGCGGTTTTTTTATTCACGAAGATGATGAATTTGATGATGAGTATGAAGATGCGGATGACCGCACTGATCCCGAAAGTGACGCTTGACTGTGCGGACACGCCATGTACGTTGATCCCCGCCCGTAAGGTTCCTGCCCGGAAAATACACGGGCCAAGCTGTGACCGCACCCGGCTTGAAAACCCCGGTGGCCTTGACACCACCGGGGTTTAATTTCACCGCTTTTTCTTACCCATCTTAGCCGCTTCTTCAGGATGCTGAGCCAATTGTGCTGCCCGCTGGGCGGCGCGTCTCTCGATACCAGCGATCAATTCTTCCGGGTTGGGCGCGTCTACGTGATCGATAAGCTGTTCGGGGTCCAGCGCGCCGACTTTGAGGAGATCGAACGCGAGCCCACGCGCTTCCATTGCGAAGGCGGGCGATGACGAATGACTGTCTATTGTGACCCGGATGTTCTCCGGCAAATCTGCGAAAGTAAACCGTACCGGCACTTGGCCTTGGACCGGTGGCAAGTTAATCACATTGGTATCTTTATCGGCTTCCATTCCGGCATCTTGGGGAGATACCCAGGCTGTCATCTTGTCTGGTAGATGTGCCCGGCACAAATCGAGCGCGAGACCGCCGCCAGTCTCCACATTGCGCTCTATGATCAGCGCCCGGTCTTTGAACCTGGGGCTAAACATCCTCACCAAAGTTTCCGCGTGACCTTGGCTTCGCACGCCAGATTCACCGCGACCTTTGGCAATCGGCGGCAATCCAGCCATCTCATCGAACATGCGCTCATATTCGTGGAGCGACAGCCATAAGCTTTCGGAAATTTCCGGGCTCATGTTTTCCACGTTTGCGTTCTGGTTCGAGTCGTTCCAGTGTCCGCCCGGCTTGCTGAGCTTGGCGAGCACGTTTTGATTCACGCCCGCTACGCCACGGAATTTTTTGGGTGGATTCTCTTGCAGTCTGAGCATGAAGTTGATGCCGTTGATGCGGCTGTTGAGCGCCTCCTGCAGCAGCGCGATGTTAATGATTTCGGAGCGCCCCCAAAAATAGTTATCAAGTTTGTTGGGACAGAACTCAACAAACGGATGGTGACCTTTGAGGGCGTCAAACTTTCGTCCCGTTGCCGGATTGTAGGCTAGAGAATTGGTGACGAAATCTTCGTTGGTGATCAGCATGTCATCACCGATCATCTGGAAAGTGGCCCAGTCGTTCTGGTCGTCATTCCACACCCATAACTCATCAAGCCGCATGATGTTCTGCACCAAATTTGGCGAGAGTTCTGGCTGTGGCGATGCCATCCATTCGACCAGTCCGCGACTTGCATTGCCGGATGGATTAGCGCCAGCGGGCTGGAACGGGTAAAGCCCGCCAATGATAACCTGCTTCATCGCCTGGGCTTCGCCGGGCTCGTCGCCCTTTGGCGGGCGCATATATTTCTTGGCTTTCTTTAGCAGTATTGCTCGTTCTCGTTCACCACGATCCCAAATCAGGCGATTGAATTGATAAGGTGTGATGTACGTGACATGTACAAACGCCTCCATGTCGCTATCGATAACGTTGCGGTTTTCTTGCAATACGCCCATCAATTCTGGCTGGACGATTAGCGGTACGAGGCCATTCGCACCCCATTTGAGTTTGATCATGGCCTTGCCTTTGACCAGTGACCATTGCACGGCGTCGCTGATCATTTGATCGAAATTGGAGCGGCGCACTTCGGCGTGAAGATGCGAAGAGGCAACGCGGAATTTTGTGGTGTCGAGCGTGTTTGGCGTGTCGTATTCGCCAATATGAAAGCGCAACGAGACTGGCGAATAGAGCAGCGATTCAAGGTCATCGATGTAGGCAAATGTTTTGTTGTAAAGCGCGGCGGTGTCTGGATTTTCTGAGCCCATGAGGAAAATATTTTTGTAGGCGATATAGCGCTGCACACGCGCTTGCTGCGACACCAAGCACTCCTTGATGAGTTCGCTGCAGAACCGCTCAAGCTTGCTGGTAGGTATCTTCATTTAATTCAATTAAATCCAATTCAATCATAGGTAGTGAATGCACAACCACATTATTGACCCTTTCGATAAACACAAGTACGAATATTGCACACGGCGCATCAGGGATACGGATTGACTCTCCCAATGGTGCAATCGAAGCCGTTTTTAGAAGGAGACTCCACATGCGTGGTCGTCGTCGTGGTCGTCGGAAATAAGTGATTGCCGCTGAGCGATGTGATCTGGTCGCTAACCATTCATTCGCTCAGCGGCATTGCTTTAGCAGGATAAATGTCCGCTCCAGGCTTACCGATTAGTGCAGGCGCAGGTCCACCTCCAGGTGGTGGAGGTCCACCCGCCAGTCCGCCAGGAGCTGGGCCAGGGTTGCCGCCAGCAGGTGGTGTTGGCGCGGCGATGCAGCCAAGAGCGATGTTGGGTGCCGGTGTCCAGGCGCTCAGTCTCGTTCATCAAGCTTTGAAAGCACTGCAACTTGCGATGGTTGGGCTTCCTATGGGGACCGATCTGCACACTGCTGTGCTCAATGCTGTGCGCGATCTCACCCGCAAGATGACAGATATGGGCGGTAGCACCGAAGGTGGCGATCAGGCCGGGATGATGCAGGCGTTGGTCGGTCAGATGCGCAATGCCCAGGCCAATCCGCAAGGTCAAATGATGAATGCCCTGATGGCCCAGCGTCAGGGTCAACCAGCCGTGCCGACACCGCCTCCAGGCGGCGGCGGGCCTTCACCCCCAGGAGCATAACAATGGCAGAAGGCAGATTTCCCAAAGCGTATGTGAACGATGTGCGGCTCGATCCAATGATGGAGTATGTGACGTTTCCCAATACCGGCATTGGCTCTCGCACGTCCGGCATGCCGAAGGGCAATCAAATGAGCCATACGGATTCGCACCTTAGCCTTGAGCATGTCGGCGGCACCGCAACCGGGAGCAGATAAATGTCAGACACTGGCAAGCCAGTCACGCAGCCGCTGCCAAAGCGGCTTACGCAGCATGAAGAGCGCGCGCTCGCATTGCTTGCTGATCTTTGGAGTGATCCAAGCGATCTTGGTAGAGGCGTGCGCGCCGCCGCGAAGAAGAAATTCGATGATATTCCGGAGCCGGTTGGCGATGTCAGGGCCGAAATGGCCGACATGAAAAAGACCATTGACGATCTCAACAAAAGGATCGCGGATCGCGACAAGGCCAATGACGATCTGAGGTTGGAGGCTGATCTTGCCGGTCGGATTCATGCAGCGGTGCAGGAATTTGGTCTAACCGATTCTGGCCGCGCCAAGATGCTGGACCGGATGAAAGAGACCGGCAATGTGCATGACGCGGCTGCGGCTGCAGCCTGGGTGGTGTCGCAGTTGCCGAAGCCGCAGACCAGCGATCTGCCAAGCTGGATGCCGCAGAAGGCCAACACCTACGGCTTCGCGGAAAAAGAAGATAAGTGGGAAAGCCTCCACAGAGACCCGGTGAAGTACCTCGATAATGAACTGCGGGATTTCGTGCGTGATCCTGATGGTTACACCAGGGACACGTTTGGCACCGCATAACCGGGAGTAAATTGTCATGGCATTTCCTACCAGTCCTGTTGGTCCTATCACCAACAGCGGCATAGTCCCTGGTGGAGCACTAGGTGCACAACTTGCGGCGATCACACGCCGCGCCTTCGTTCCGTCGGTGTTCGTCCAGATATATCAGGCGCACCCGCTCCTATCGCTCTTGATGGCGAATGCGCAGACCGCACGCGGTGGCGTTTCTCAAGTCACCTTTCCAATCCAAGGCGCGTCGTTTGTGGCATTCAACTGGGGCTCGTTCGCGGGCGACTTCCCGCTTCCGACCGATGCGGCGGCAATTCAAGACGCCCAATTCAATCTCAAGCTGGGCATGGTGCCGGTCGGTTTCTTCGGCATGGAAGCAATTTTGCAGTCAAGCGAAGTTGTTATTCCTAAGCTGCGCGCAGTGATGAGCGATGCCGCCGTGGTGATCAAGCAGTCTTACGCTCAGGCGATGTACGCCAACAATTATGCCAATACCCAGGCATGGGACAGCTTGTATCAAGCCTATGATGACGGCACCAATGTTCCGGCCTATGGCGGCATTACCAAAACCGGTACGCCTTATTGGACAGGCCAGTATATTCCGTCTGCCGGTGCCGCGCCCACCACGCGTGTTGGCATGGCTCAGCTTCTCACCCGCGTGATGAATGGTGCCGGTGGCGAAGCGCCTGACTATGCCGTGATGAATCCGGCCAATTGGGCAGTGTTGATGTCCGACTTCATGTCGCTCGAAATGTTTACCACCCGTCCACGTTCGATTTACGACAAGGATGATGTGGTGAATGCTGGCTTCCGTGCCATTCGCGTTCTTGATACGCCGATTTTCCTCGATCCGTTCTGCCCACTTGGCGAGATGTACATCATCAACTCGCGTTATCTCGCGCTTTATCTCAGTGCAGCGGCACCGCTCACTTGGTCTGGTTTTGAATCGCAAATTCCGGTCGGCCAAATCAGCGACATTGGTGTTCTGATCAGTGCATCCGACATTTGCTGCGCCAAGCCTTCAAGTGGCGCGCATGTCACCGGCATAACTGGCGCAGCGTGGCCGAATGTTCCTGGCACGCAACCCGCCGTGATCTAATAGGAGAAAACAATGTCACTGTTTTATGGTGGGCAAGGCGTAGCGGCAAGCCAAGCAGGGCTGGTATCGAACGCTGTCACGCTTGGTCCGGGGCAAGTGTTTATTCTGCCATCGAACTGGTATCAGAGCCGCAGCGGCAAGTACACGGCGCTGCAGTATTGGGATCAGGTACTTGGCTGCTGGCGTTCCTGTGGCGGCGGCAATACCAATGCATCGATGGAACGTGGCAAGAGTGACGGCAACACTTACCGTCTTGCCAATCAGACAGGTTGCGCGGTTGGTGCGCTCTTAACTGCAGCCGGTTCGGGTTACACTTCTGCGCCGGTCGTCACGCCGTCTGCCGGTGGTTCGCTATGGCGCGCGATTGTTGGCGGCGCGGTGGCGACTGCGATTACCATCACCAATGCTGGCAACAATTATACCTATCCGCCGCTGGTGTTTTTTGCTTCACCGCCTGCAGGCGGTATTCAGGCAACCGGCTACGCTACCATCACTGCTGGCGCAATAACCGCTGTGACTGTGACCGATCAAGGCGCTGGTTATGCTTCGCCTCCAGCGGTCACTTTTATCAATGATCCGCGTGAAGGTTTGAACAATGTGCCGCTTGGTTATGGTGCTGCTGCTGTTTGCACCTTGACCGGCGCTGGCACGGTCACCGGTGTTATTTGCATCGATCATGGCAATCCCATTACCGGCAATGTGCCGCCAACCTTGGCATTTGCAGGCGGTGGTGGCACGGGTGCTGCGGCGACTGTGATCATGTGTTGGACTATGACCGCTTATACCGTGACCACTGGCGGTGCCGGTTACACGACCAATGCTTCTGTTTCCGCGATGGGTGGATTTCCAACCGGTGCGGCGGCTTACACCAATCCAACCACGCAGCAAAATTGGCTTAAGACGCGCAGCGGGTTGATTATTGCAGCACAGACTGCTGGTGCGATTGTCGCTGCCGGTCAGTCGATAGTTGACGGCGGAATTTATCCTGGCGTTCCGCAAGTGTTTACCAATGGCACCTCAACCACTGGTGCTGCGCTTGGTGCCACGATGGGCGGATTGCCGGATACCAGTCTTGTGTTTGTCGGCTGAGCAAATTTTCTACTGGGTCTGCAACTTCACCGGCTGTGTTCATGGGCGCAGCCGGTTTTGTTTTGGAGGGTGAATGCCGCAAACCACCCTCGGTTGGTATCTCAACGATGCCTCAACCCTGATCCACGATCAGGCGTATGCCTTCACGTCACAAGATCAGCTTACGCGCTGGGTAAATGAAGCACGTCGTCAATGTGCGCAGCGCACTGGTTGCGTGCGCCGCACGGTGACCGGGCAATCTGCTTTTGGGGCCACTTCGCAGCCTGGGCAGATTATTCCTGGTGGCCTGCAGCCTGGGGCGCTTCCTGGCAATGTTCCGGGCGCGGTTTACAACGCTTCGACCAATGCATTCGGCGCGATGCGCAATATCGAGCGCTATCCCTTTCAAGGCTTCATCAATCCATTTCTCACTCAGCAGCATGATGGGATCGAGGGATGTCTGGACATCTGCACATGCGCGATCACGTGGGGCGGTGGGCCGGGTGGATCACCGCGACCGGCCTTGGCATGGCTTGCGTGGGAGGACTTGCAGGCATACGCACGGGCCTACGCCACGTTGGTGACCTCTTATCCGTATTATTGGAGCACCTATAACGAAGGTTCGACTGGAGAGTTTTGGTTGTTTCCAGTGCCGTCACAGTCGATGGAAATGGAATTGGATTGTTTTTGCATTCCAAAAGACCTTTACAGCGATAACGACTATGACGCGATTCCGCTCGGCTTCTCCAACTCGATCAAATATCTCGCCGCTTCGCTGACCTATATGAGTTCGCGTCGCTATCAGGATGCGCAGATCATGGAAAATATTTTCGCAGATCGTCTCGGCATTGCGCGGACAGCGGTCGATATGGGTAAGACCCCGAATTTCTATCACCATGGTGTCTAAATGCCGATTGATGAAACAGCTTCAGTTGTCGCGCTGGCGCAAACTCTTTTGCAGGGGATTGATCCAAGCGCACCCGCCACGCTGGTTTCCACGCCTTCGCTGCAGCTTGTACTCGTGACTTTTATCACCGAATTTCGTCAAGGCAATCGCACCGCACAGCAGGTTCAGGCTGCGCAAATGGGATTTATAAATAGCCGCCGTCTCGGTTATGAAAGGTAGTCATGTCTGCGCCGGGTGAGCGTGGCAGGCCACGCACTGGTCAATTTACCCAGCGCCAAGAAAATACCCTTGGCATCATTCCCGGCACCAAACTGTGGTCACCATTCCCGTTTGCCGGGCTCAATATGCAGGACACGCCACCTGCAATTGATGACAAGGAATTTTCCTATATGGAAAATTTCTTTCATATCGGCAATGGTTATCTCAGGACCGCATGGAATGTCGGAACAGCGCTTTATACAGCACCAGTCGGCAAACAAATTCTCCCCTATTTCTTTTGGTATAATCTTGGTCAGATCGACTATGTTATCGTATTTTTCACTGATGGCACGGCTGTTCAAGTTCAGCAATCGAATCGCGCCGTTACAACCGTTAGCAGTGTCGCCAACACGTTCTACAGATCAGGTGGCAGTCTCCCCATCTGTTCCCAGTCTGGCACCCAATATCTCCTCATCGCCAATCACAACACCCCCAACGACTATTGGATTTGGGATGGAAAAAATCTCTTTGGTGCAGGGACCGTTAGTCCTTTCGTCAACATCAATGGCTCAGGCTATAACTACACGTCAGCCCCGACCATCACGGCCTTCGGAGGTGCTGGTAGCGGAGCGCAATTTTCCGCGACTATCCAGCAAGGATCAATTTCAAATATTCAAGTCACCACGCCGGGGTCGGGGTATGCAGTCGGTGATCAAGTCCAATTATCCTTCAGCGGTGGCGGAAGCGACACATCCGCTCAACTTACATCCGCCATCTCTGGCGGGAGCGTTACCGGCGTCACTGTCGTCAATGGCGGAAGCGGTTTCACCTCCACTCCGGTAATCTTATTTGTTGGCGGACAGGGTGCTGGCGCTACTGGCATCGTCAATTTGACCGGTACGACAATTGCCGCAATTAATGTGACGGCACCGGGTTCTGGTTATTTTCATCCGCCAACTATTACGATCTCGGCACCGGCTTCTGGCACAACGGCTACCGCCACAGCCAATGTTGCTAATGGGCAGGTGACATCGATCACGCTCACCAATCCAGGGAGCGGCTACACCGGCACACCGGCAATCACAATTGTGCCTAATACTTCCGACACGCTGGCAACTGGCCTTGGCGCGACGGCGGTTCTCACGCCAACGTCGATTGCATCTGTCACGATGGCGTCGAGCGGTTCAAATTACGCATCGGCACCAAGTGTACAGGTGGCGGCAGGGGCCAATCATTCGGCTTATGCTACCGTTGCGATGATGCCATTTGGCATTTCTGGCAACGCGATGGAGACGTTCAATTCCCGCGTTTGGCTGTTTTATCCTTACGATCCAGGTGCGATTCCGACCGGTGGCGATTTTGTGGTGAGTGCACCCGGCTCGCTCACTGATTTTGCAACCAGTGACGGTGGCGTGGCATTCGTCAACTCGGATCGTTTTTTGCGCAAGCAATATGTCGCCGCACGTCAGTCGAACGGTTATCTCTATACCTTTGGTGATAGCTCCACCAACGTCATCTCGAATATTCAAACCACTGGCGTGCCACCAACCACTACTTTCACAAATCAAAACGTTGATCCCCAAGTTGGCGTGGCGTGGCGCGATTCGGTTCAAGATTTCGGTCGCACAATCATCTTTGCCAATGCGTTGGGGATTTTTGGTCTTTACGGCGGCTCTGCCACCAAAATCTCGGCCAAGCTCGATGTGTTGTTCAACAATGCGGTTTTGCCGCCCAATTCAACCATCACGCCAAGCTCGGCAGTTGGAACGGTCTATAATGTAAAACACTATTTTTTCTTGATGACGATTTACGATACGGAACTACAGACTTATCGCAATGTGATGGCGACATGGAATGAGAGGGATTGGACGCTCACAAGTCAGAGCATCAACCTGACTTATATTTGTACGCAGGAAGTCCAGAGCTTGCCTTATGCCTGGGGGACCGATGGCGGCGCAATTTATCAGTTGTTTGCGCAGCAATCTTCGACACTGATCAAACGTCTTTCGACAAAATATTATGGCACTGACACGTTGCTAATCCTGAAGGATTTCCTTGGGATGTATCTTCAGGCGCAGGATTTGAGCAGCAATCAAGCCGGTATCGACATTTCAGCCACCTTGGTGACAAGCGGCATTGCGGTTCAAGGTTTTGGCAATGTTGAGATTGATCAGGAGACCGTGGCGAACAACCTGTTCACTGAGGCAACCTATCCCAACATGCTTTTTTCTCAACCGGAGTTTTTTGCACCGCCACCGTTCTTCCCGGTGTGGGGCACTGGCACAGGTGGACTCTCGTTCTCAACCTTGTGCGCGCGATTACAATCTCAATCGCCCGATTTTGCGATTAGCAATGCGATGATCGCGTATATGGACAACACCGCTTATCAATGAGGAGATGATCATGCCACGTGAAGTTCCTATAATGCCGAGATCAAAACCAAAATCGTGTGACTTTGAAGGGATGATTCAAGAAGGCCAGCATCCCAAAGGTTTTACTGCACAAACTCCCAACGGCACCGCCAAGTCGGATAGGTCTGGCAATTGCCCAGGATGGAATCGTGATTACCACTTCGAGTTTCCTGAAGTGGCAGCGACTGATGTCTGGAATAATGCCAACCGGTCTGGTGAGTAATGTTGGCGGAATTGCTCAATGTGCCGCACACAGTGCATGAGTGGAATCGGTTTTCTTTTCATCACCGTCAAAGTCACGTGCTGATCCGGCAAGCCATTTTTGCGCAAAGCGGATTGAATCTGGTTGATTATCTGCTTGATCCAATTCCGCTCAACAATCCAAAGGGATTCCTTGAAAATAACCAGCAGGCTCATGTCGATATGGATCAGGCGCTCGGTTCGCAGAGTGTTAATCTGCTCGACGTGGATTTGAATGATGAAAACGAGAAAACCGCCTGGATTTATCTTCACTATCTGGAGCACCAGACCGCAGAACAGATTTTAGGCATTGGATCGTGAGCGATCTTTATTTTCAGCGCGAGAACTACGGTCAGATCGTCCACGATATTAAAGCCTTGATCCCATCGCATCATCAAGAGTTGGCGCTTTATCAGGATAGCATTCCGCTCGATCCTGACTATTTGTTCTTTAAGCGAGCCGATGATGCCGGATTGTGTGTGATCATTTCAGCCAGGACGCGAAACGAGGACATACTTCGCGGCTATGCGATTTATTTCATCAAGAACCATCATCATTATTCCATGCATAAGTGGGGCACGTCCGATCTGTTTTGGCTTCATCCCGATGAGCGCAATGTGGGAAATGGCCGGGCTCTGTTTGAGGAAGTAGAAAGAGCGCTCAGACAAATGGGTGTCACTGTGATGCACACCACACTCAAGACTTCGCACCCGGCAGCGAAATATCTTTTGGAGTCGATGGGCCACACGCTGGTGGAGTTCGGTCTTTCCAAGCGTCTCTAGCAAAGGCACGTATCATGGGAATTTCGGCTATCATTGCCTCGATTGCCGATGCTGTTGCGTCGGCTGGCGCTGCGGTTGGTTCTGCCGTTGCGGCAGGCGCGGGTGAAATTGGTGCCGGGCTTACTGCAGCCGATGCGGCATTGACCGGCGCGGTTGGTTCGACTGCGGCAGGGGCATTGGAGGCGGGCACGGCGGGTGCCGCTATCGGTGCCGCAACTGATCCCAAGAAGCCTTTGCAAGGGGCTGAGACGGGATTTCTGACGGGTGCCGGTGGTGCACTTGGTGGTGCCGTGTTGGGCCCGACAATAGGCGCACTGGGTGGCACTGTGCTTGGTTCTACAGCGGGTGGCACGCTTGCGTCGGCAGCGGAAGGCAAGCCTTTGGCACAGGGTGCGATTGGCGGTGCTGAGAGTGGATTGGTCACTTCTGCACTCAATACGGCTGCGAGCAATTTTCTTGGTCCAACAGCAACCCCGACATCTGGTGCAACGCCAGCAGCAGGTGGCGGTGGTCCATCGGCTGCAGCCTTGGCCGCTCCTACTGGAGTTGCAGCCGCACCGGCTGGAACGGATTTTTCCTATCTCACGCCGGATGCGACGGTGCCGGGTACAGGTATTTCGCCTTTGACTGGTACACCGACAGCGGCTGGAATTGGCGCGGTTGATGCGACTGGCGCGCCGCTCACGACCGCGCCGACGACTCCAGTGGCACCTGCAACGGCTGCAGCAGCACCAACCACACCGGCAACGCCAACCATTACGCCCACCACGGCGGCGGCAACTGATACGTCACTGCCGACCGCAGTTGGCGCAACGCCAACCACTGGCACCGCTGGTACGCCAAGCACGCAAGCTACTGGTTTGCCGACAGTGGCGCAGATGGGGGCGGTGGACACAGGAACCGCAACACCGGCTGGTGGAAGTCCGACAGATTTTTCTTATCTCGGTGGGGCTGCGGCTGCGCCAGGACTTGGCAATGCGCAAGTCGCGCCACAACCAAGCAGCCTAACAAGTCAAACACCAACAGATTTAAGCAGTGTGCCACTGCCTCAAATCGGTTCAATCCCCAGTGCCGGGCCAACAACAACTTTGGGCAAAGCCATTGCCGATCCAAGTTTATCAAATGTCGGTGATTTTCTCTCTTCCAATGCCGGGATTCTTGGTGCTGCTGGATTGATGGGCGTGAATATGCTGAAGGGCAACCAGCAACCGAAGTATGCGCCGCAGGTGGCATCGGCTGCGGCCACTGACACCGCACAAGGTGCGCAGCTTGGCAGCTATTTGACATCAGGTGTGTTGCCGCCCGGATTGCAAGCGCAGATCGATGCGGCGCGCGAAGCGGCGGACGCTTCAGCACGTCAGCAATATGCAAATATGGGTATCGAGGGATCATCATCCCTCGGCCAACAGCTTGGTGGCATCGATATTTCATCAGCGGGACAATCCGCTCAGATTGCCGAAAATCTCCTGCAGCAAGGCATCTCGGAAGGTCAACTCGGAGCCAGTCTCTATGGTCAATTAATGAATGCCAGCATGCAACAAGACGCGGCACTTTCCAGCAGTATTGGAAATTTTGCTGGTGCGCTGGCCGGAATGAACAGACCGATCTACACCACGGCGGCAGGGACTACGGCATAACATGGCAGACCCCGCACTCACGTCCGATCCTGGCCCGCTGGCGGCAAAGAAGCCACCGCTTACACCAGAGCAGGGTGTTGACCTCAGAGGACAGACCGAGACTGTTGAGGTGACGCCACCCAAGGAAAGCCCGCTTCAACTTTTCGAGCGTGAAGATGCGGAAGCGGTGGATCGTTATCAGAAACAAATGGAACAGGTGAAGTTGGAGCAGGCACGCAATCCTGAGCCGAAACCATTTGTCGAAAAACCGTTGCCACAAACTCAATACACCGATCCGATCCAGGCATGGGGATCGTCCGCGATGTTGCTTGCAGGTATCGGTTCATTGATGACTCGCGGCCACATGACAACCGCCATGAATGCTGCAGCAAACGTGATGAAGGCTTATCGGCAGAACGATGTGGAAGCTGCCCAGCAGGCGTTCAACGAATGGAAGGCATCCAATGACGAAGCGCTTAAGGTCCATAATGCAGAGGTGGAACTCTACAAAGCCGCTAATGAGAAGGCTAAGACGGATGCTTCCGAAGCGCGGGCCGACTTTAGCGTTGCCGCAAAGTTAACCGGTAACCAGATCGCGGCATGGCATGCGCAAAATTCAGATTTGCATGACCGCGAGATGTACACTGTTGCGCTTGACCGATTGGCCGTGGCGCAAACCAAAGCTGCCGCACAAACCGATGAGTTGAATACTTACCACCAGTATATGGCTTCGGACGAAGCCAAGCAGAAGATGAAGGGAATGAGCCTCCTTGAGCAGGCGAAATTCAGACATTCGATGATGGTGAAGATTGCTCCAGACCTCACATCGGCCATGGGTTTGTTTAGCGATGATGCCATTCATTATCGTGCCCAATTGGCGCTTGCAGGTGATTTTGAAGGTGCCTTTGCTGGTGTAGGCCGTGACAAATCCGGTAGTATGACGCGCTCCTTTATCATCGATGATTGGGCCGATTTGATGAAGCAAAAGGGCTGGACCGGTGCCGATCAGGCTGCAGCGCATGCTTCATTCCAGGGTATTAAGGCCGGGTATCGCACAGTTTATGTTACTGAGGCGCGTATTGGCCTTGGCATCGCGGAAATGAAACGTATTGAGCCACAATTGTTAGCGGCGTCAGAAGAATTGAGTCGCACGAATTATCCGTCATTCAATGCTGTGCTGCAGGCTGCAGAAAAAGAAACCGGCAATGTAGCGCTAAGAAGTTTTGCCAATCGCGTGATGGCGGCAAAGGCTGCATTTTCACAAGCGTTATCGCGCGGCGGCATGCCGACAGATTCGGTGCGTTCATCTGCGGATGAAATGATGGCAACTAATGATCCGCATGGCGTCACTCAGGCCAGCTTAATTGCGATGAATGATGAAGCGGAAGCGATCAGGAAAGCACCGGCTGATGTGCGCAAAGAGCTTCAAGAAACATTGCCAACTTCTCCACCGCTTGACGCAGGAGCGCGTGGACCGGCACGGGCTACCCTCGATGGCAAACCAATTTGGCCGAATGATGAAGGAACCGGTTGGGTTTACCAGGATGGTACTCCGGTGAAACAGTAATGGCCCTCCCACCTCTTCCATCAGGTGCTGTTCTTGCAGATCAACCGCAGGTACCGCCACCAGAACCAACCAAAACGAAACTTCCTCCATTGCCAGCCGGAGCTACGGCTGTACCTGCAGCACCAGCAGCGCCGGTTGCGAAAGCAGACACCGGCCCGATCATCAACATTCCGCCGCCTTCTCAACAGAAAGATACGTTGCTCGATACTTCGACTGCCATTGTGCAGGATATGACCGGCACAATGGACGCATCATGGGAGCAGTTGAAAAACGACGCGATGACGGCGTGGGGAACGGACGAAAACTCTTACGCCAATAAAGGTTTTTGGGATTTGGCGAAGGTGACTTGGAAGAAACAAGTTGCTGCCGGGATGATCCCTGTCGATGCTTTCAATTTGGTGATGTCCATTCCTGCCGGGATTATGCGCGGCACCGCTGTAAAGGCTGCAGCACATACTGTTCTTGCGGCGCGCGATTTTTTCAATCTTGGATTGCCGGAAGGCACACCGATCACAAAATACAATCTGTTCACTGGTCAGACCACGACGGACAAATATCACCGCTACACGCAGCAAGAGATGGAAGATGCGGTGAATACCGGGATTATGTTCGCTCTGCCGGAGGAGAGTGCACCGCTCCTGGCTGGTGAAGGGCTGGCTGAGCTTGGCAAGCTGGCCGAAGGCGCGCACACGCCACTCGATATTCGCGGGCCAGGACGGGCGGAGACCGTGGCGCGTCCAGAACGCGAGAGCATGATTGAAAAGGCACAGCGGGAAAACAGAGAAATCGATGCGGCGAAAGCCGCCAAGGCCGGGCCGCTGACGGCAAAGAAGCCGACCACATTTGATCTTCGTGGCCGTGCTGCGCTTGAGCCAGAGACTGGCCCCGCCGATCTTCGTGGCGGCACGCAACCGGCTCCGAAGAAGGGAACGGTTGCCGAAGCCAAGCGCAGGCTTGCCGCTCCGTTCCAGGCCGATGAGCCAGGAACGATTTTCGAGCGCGGTTATGCCGCGCGACTGGTCAATCCGGCAGATGAGGACAGCACGTTTGCGCATCTCCTGCAGCGCCCGTTTTATAAGCCGGGCGAGCGCCGCCCATGGCGCAATAAGGATCAGGAATGGGCGAGCAGAAAAGTTGGCAAGGCATTTCAACATGATGAAGTAACGCGCGAACGGGCGCTGGAGGAAATAGAACGCAAGGGAAAAACTATCAGTGACCTGGGTGAAGAAGCCGTGACCAGTGCTGCGGAGACTGCAGCACTTAGCGGCGAGGGCCGTCGCCTGGGTATGAAATTGGTCAAGCAGCGTTTGTCTGGCCGCGTTGGCCGCATTGTCGGTGGTGTGCAAAATTATATCAGCAACAGATCATTTTATAACACGATGAAAAATTTCATGCGCTCGCGTTGGGCGACAGCCAAGCCATTTTTCGATGAAGCATTTGATTTTGGCGGCGGCACACAGGCGTTGATCACTCAGTTCGAAGGACATGTTGCCGATACATCAAGCAGGCTTACGGAAGCGCGCCAAGCGCGTGCTGCCGCAGACGATGCGGTTGAGGCGTCGAAAACCATGGCGCACCCGGTGCATGAAGAATCGTTAAATACCGCCAGCAAAAATTTAAGAGCGGCACAAGACGCGGTTTCCGATGCGGAGCGCAATTATCAGTTTGCCACACAGAAAAGTTCCGGCGCTGATCCCATGAATGTCTATGGCTCAGCCGCGCGGCAACAGGCGATCCGTGAAGCTGAATCTGCGCTTGAAGCTGCGCAAGGCAAGCTCGATGACGCCACTATGGCCCATGAAAATGCTCAGCGCCGGTTGAATATGGCGCGTGAAAGCGCAACCAAGGGAGCGGAAGCGGAGCGTGTCGCTGCTCACGAGCGCCTCACGCTTTCTGAAAAGGAACATGAAGCAGCCTGGGCGCGGCTACGCACGGCCCAGCAGCATCAGCGCTTGAATGTGAAAGGCGGCATCTGGTCGCCATTGATCGAACGCCTTCTAAACAATGAAAATGTCCAGAAAGGCATTCATCGCGGCATCCAGATCGAAAAAAATCTGGCTGATGCCAGAAACAAGCCGCTCAACATCAAGGAATGGGCTCTGGCGGAAGAGCCGAAGGGCGATTTCGATATGCGCAATCCGCCCAGGGTGCAACAAGTACCGACGCTCAAATTGATGCATTCGGCGGTTGAAGGTCTCGATGACATCCTTGAGGATTCACGTGACAAGCTTACAGGAAAAATTCATCTCAATAAGTTTACCGAGTCGATTATGGAGTTGCGCAGGTCACTCTCCGACGAATTGAAGCGTCTCACCAGAGAGAGCAATCCGGCTTACGCCAGGGCGCTGGAGATATGGTCAGGGCAATCGCGATTGCTCGATGCGATGTATAAAGGGCTGCGCGGGTTTTATGAGATTGGTTCCGAAGAACTTAAGGATTATCTGCATGGCGAAGCGCACCCCGAAACCGGCAAGCGTCAGGGCGGTTTGTCAGCCGATGAACGCGAGGCGTATCGCATCGGTGTGACCAAGGCGATCACCAAGAATGCCCAAAAGGGCCCGGCGCAAGCGTTGCGCGAATCCAAGAACATTGTCGAAAACGAGGAGATGCAGAAAAAAATGCGTCTCGCGATTGGCGATCCAAAAGCGGCGGATGAATTTATTCGCATGGCGCAGGATGAAGTGGACATGGCCCAGCGCGCTGGTCCGCAATTTTTCGGTCCACGCACTGCCGGGCGTTTGGTGGGAGAGCAAGAGCTTAGGCGGGTCGATGAAGGCCTTGCCGATGGGGCAGTAAACGCCGTGCGAACCGGACTGATGTCCTGGCTTAATCCGCATTATATGGGAATGCGTTTTGGGGTGTCGTATCTTGATAGCCTTCTTTCCGAGATGCAGGATTCGCGGCGCACGGCAATGGCGCATCTGCTGTTCTCCACCAACAAGGAAGATAATATCAAAGCGATCAATATGATTTTCGATGAGATCGAAGCTGGTGAAGCGGTACCGCAAATGCATCCCGGCATCAGGAAGCGCAAGGCGATCATTCCAGGCTTCGCTGCGATTGGCAGCAATGTTGCGCCCACCGCTGAGGGGAATGAGCA